GGCTTTAGAAGATTTGAAAGGAAAACAACTGATTGGGGAAGCAGGACAGGTTTTCAGAAATCTATTGAGATCAATTGGAGTGGATTTGGACAGAGATTGCTGGAAGACAAATTCAGTAGTCTGCCGTCCCCCAAACAACAAGACACCTACAGAAAAACAAATCGAATCCTGTCGTCCAAATCTTCTCCATGCCATAAAAACGTTAAAGCCGCATACAGTCATCTTACTCGGCATGTCTGCTGTAAAATCATTGGTGCCTGTTGTATGGAAGGAAGGGGTTGGAAATGGGCTGGGAAAATGGGTGGGGTGGAATATACCGTCACAAAAACTGAATGTGTGGATTTGTCCGACTTATCATCCATCCTATCTTCTTCGTACACATAACGATCTTTTGAAGAAGATTATGACAGGGCATTTGAAAAGAGCATTTCGACATAAGAGCAGACCGTGGAAAGAAGAACCAAATTACAAGGATCGAATTGAAGTTATTACAAAACCGGCACAAGCAGCAAAGGTGATAAAAGAAATGATTCGCAATGGCTCTTGTGTAGTCCCAGACTTTGAAACGAATTGCATCAAGCCAGAAGAAGAAGAGAGCGAAATCATCTGTTGTTCATTGTGTCAAGAGGGGAAGAGAACGATTGTATATCCATGGGTTGGAGAAGCTGTCGATGCCACTGTTCAACTCTTCAAATCTCCGGTCCCAAAAATTGGTGCGAATATCAAATTTGAAGACCGATGGTCGAGAAGAAAATTGGGGGTTGGAATAAGAGGATGGTATTGGGATACAATGCTGGCTTCTCATGTGTTGGATAATAGGGCCGGAATTACATCAGTGAAGTTTCAATCGTTTGTTAGACTTGGAGTGGAGGGATATGATTCTCATATCAAACCCTATCTGCAATCGAGTGGCAAAAAGAGGCTGAATCGAATCAAGGAGTTGCCGATCATGGATGTCCTGTTGTACTGTGGAATGGACAGTTTGGTAGAGTGGGAAATATTCAGGAGTCAACAGAAGGAAATGGAAAGGGAATTCTCTTGAAATTCAATGAATACATTCAAAGTGTAAAACGGACAGAATCGCCAAATTTCAATAGTGTGAATTCTCGAATTTTACATGGGGTGATTGGTTGTTGTACAGAGGCTGGAGAGTTGTTGGATAGTGTGAAGAAATCTCTATTTTATGGAAGAGAATTGGACTATATAAACATAGAAGAGGAGATTGGAGACTTGTTCTGGTATGTGGCTTTGATAATGGACGAATGTCAATTTGATCTGGAGCATGTGCTGGAAAGAAACATAGCTAAATTGAAAATTCGGTATCCAGAACAATTTACAAATGCTCATGCAGAGAATCGCAATTTGGAAGCTGAAAGAAGCGAGCTTGAAAGATGACAATTTTGCGACCTATCTCATCGGAGGGATATAAGTTGTTTCACGAAGGGACATTGGCTCTGTCTCAAGTGGAACATAATGGGATGCGGATTGATACAAAATATCTTGGAAGGACAATCAAAAAACTGGACAAAAAAATCGCTCAATTATCCAATGAAATGAAAGAGAGTGCTGAATGTAGAAGGGTATACAAAACGTGGAGGAAGAGATATGGCGTAAAAACCAATTTAGGCAGCCATGAACAATTGGGAAGGGTGTTGTTTGACGATTTGAAGATAAAGGGAAAAGGGACAACAAAAAGCGGTCGATGGAAGTCTGACAAAGATGCTCTCGAAGATATTGATTTGCCTTTTGTAAAGAAATATCTTGAAGCCGAGAAACTGAAAAAAGCAAGAAGTACATATTTGGGTGGAATTCTTCGAGAAGTTGATTCAAATGGATTTCTCCATCCTGTTTTCAATCTGCATACAGTTGCTACGTATCGTTCCAGTGTTTCAGATCCAAACACACAAAATATCCCCATTCGTGACACAGATGTGGCTTCTCTCATTCGTCCGTGTTTCATATCCCGTTCCCCGTCCGGCCAAATCTGTGAACACGACTTTTCTGGTATCGAAGTTCGTGTAAGCGGTTGTTACAACAAAGACCCTCAATTATTAACATACATTCGGGACAAGACAACAGATATGCACAGAGATATGGCGATGGAGTGCTATCTGTTGGAACTCAATCAAGTGACAAAAGAGGCAAGATATTGTGCCAAAAACAAGTTTGTCTTTCCTGAATTCTATGGCGATTGGTATCTTTCTTGTGCAAACAGTTTGTGGATGGCTATTGACAGGATGCAATTGAAAACAGCACAAGGGGTATCTCTGAAAGAACATTTGAGAAGAAAAGGGATCAAAAGACTGGGTTCATTAGATCCAGATGTTCGTCCTGTCCCAGGTACATTTGTACATCATCTACAAACAGTGGAGAAGAGATTTTGGGAGGACAGATTTGCAGTATACAGTCAATGGAAAGTGGATTGGTGGGAAGCATTTTTGAAGAAAGGGTATTTTGATACGTATACTGGATTTCGATGTGGCGGATTGCTGGATCGAAAACAATGCGTCAATTACCCATTCCAAGGTTCTGCCTTCCACTGTCTTCTCTGGTGTCTCATTCGTGTGCAAAAGATGTTGAGAAAATATCGGATGAGGACAGTATTGATTGGACAGATTCACGACAGTTTGTTAAGTGATGTGGCAAAGGGAGAATTGAAAGACTATACAGAAATCGCACACAAGATAATGACAGTGGATTTGAAGAAACATTGGCGATGGATTATCGTACCTATGGAAGTTGATTGTGAAGTTGCTCCATGCGGTAGAAGCTGGCTTGAAAAAGAAAAATACAATGGATGAAATATGGACCCATAGCTCAATCGGTCAGAGCGCACCCCTTATAAGGGTGAGATTCCTGGTTCGATCCCAGGTGGGTCCATTATCACTTTGAAAAGAAAATCGATTTGGAATAGGAGTCACGGATGGCAGAATTATACAAGAAATATCGACCGAAGAGTTTTGAGGATGTGGTTGGACAAGACGCTGTAGTTAAACAATTGGAAGGGTTGTTCAAATCAGATAACTTCCCACATGCTGTCTTATTGAATGGGGAAAAGGGGCTTGGGAAAACCTCCATATCCAGAATTTTGCGACGAAAACTCAAGTGTAGCAAGTTCGATTATAATGAAGTCAATTGTGCCAATCATCGGGGAATCGATTTCATTCGATCAATCGAAAGAAATGCTGGTCTGAGCCCAATGCAAGGGAACACTAAAGTTTGGACCCTGGATGAATGTCATATGCTGACATCGGAGGCATCAAATGCTTTTTTGAAAATTCTCGAAGACACTCCAAAACATGTGTATTTTATCCTATGCACAACAGATCCACAAAAAGTGATTGCCACAATTAGGAGTCGTTGCACATCATTTGCCCTCGAACCATTTGATTCAAGTTCTCTAAGAAAGTTGATCCGAAAAGTATGTAAGTTGGAAAAGGCTAAAATTTCAGAAGAAGTCGAGGATAAAATCATAGCCAATGCAGATAATTCTGCACGAAATGCTTTAGTGCTGTTGGATAAGGTTTTGGGACTGGATGGCGAAGAATCGCAACTGGAAGCAATTTCCAAATCAACTGTTGAAGTCGCAGCCATTCAAATTGCCAGAGCCATTTTTGATCCAAGAACAAAATGGCCTGATATGGCCAAAATATTGAAATCCACCGAATTGGAAGAGCCGGAACAAATCCGATGGATGGTGCTTGGATATGCAAAAACAATTCTGTTGAGCGGAGGGAAAATGAGCGGACGGGCATTCGATGTGATTTCTGTTTTTCGGGATAATTGGTTTGATTGCAAGGCGAGCGGTCTGGCGGCATGTTGTTTTGAAGTAATAACAGGAAAATAAGGCTGTAGGTCGATTCAAGACACGATAATTCTTAGGGGTAGCGACGATAGGTGTTTTTTAGGATCGTCGCTTGTAGACCCGTATAGAGCGTTCAAATAAGGTGCGAAATTGAAGCATAAACCTTGCAATCGTATATTTTTCAAATTCGCCTGCAAATCCTCTTTGATTTTGCGATAATACTACAGAAATGACCATATATCCTATTTGAATATAGGTATAATAAATGTCGGAAGAAATCCAAAAAAAGAAACTTGTAAAGACATTGACTTTCGGATTAGGGAAGGTCATGGGATATGATGTCAGAAAAGATGAATTTGTTGAACTTTCGGATGAACAGAGAAAGAATGTTTATGTGGGGTTGCGGGAGAATTCTCGGATATATGGACAAGTCACAAATTGTCTGATTGCAAAGGAGTACTGCAAGCGAATACTGGAAATACCCAAGGAATTTGGAAGAACATTCAAACCAAACTATTTTCCAATCAAAGAAACATTGGAAAAGCTCAAAGTAAAGGGGATTAAATACATCAGTGGTCAAATTTTAATGGAAGCATTCAATGGAATGAAAACCGTTTTTTCAGGCGAGCATGGAAAAGAATTGTTGATGAAAGGCACTCGACAATTATCAACATGCAGAATAGATGGCACACATCCGGTACCGATTTCCGCAATAGGAACTCGCATCAAAAAGCACAATGATAAGTATTACTTAATTGTAGCGGTCTTCAATAAAGTGTGGGTGAAACAGGAGAATTTACAAAGTGGGTGGGTTGCTTTTCCAATTGCAGTAAAACCTCGTGATAAGACGATGTTGGGGCAGTTGGATAGAATTATGGAGGGGGAGTGGTGTCTAAAGAATTCAAGAGTATTCCGAAACAGAAGAAAAAAGAACACACGTAAATGGCTTGGACAGTTAATTGTATCCTATGTGCCGGCCCCATACAAAACCCTATCACCAGATATTATTATGGGTATTGATCCGGGCGTCAACAACCCACTATGTATCCATATACGACAAAATGGCAAGGCTAACAAATGGCAAATGCGAATTGGCAATGGAAGACAAATGCTTTTGGTGAGGGGGATGATTCAAGGGGAAATCAAAAGAATAATTAGAGCAGTGAAAAGAAAAGATTCACCTTTGGACGAAAAAACGAAGAGGGTGCTTAGACTTAAATTGAGGGATTTGCGAGGGCGTGAAAAACGAACGATGAAAACAGCCAGCCAAACTATTGCAGCAACACTTGCGGAGGTGGCAAGGAGAAATGGTGCGGGGGTTTGGCAGATGGAAGATTTCAAAAAAGATGGTGAAAAAGGTAATGGATGGTTGGCAAGAAACTGGGCACCGGGTATTGTAAAAGATGCTATAAGATGGAAGGCTGAACAGCTTGGGGTTGATTTGCGATTCATTGATCCACACCACACTTCTCAGCGATGCTCAAAGTGTGGGCATATTGATTGGAAGAATAGACCAAAGGGAAAGAAAGGAGCTTCTTATTTCAAATGTGTAAAATGTGGATATAGAAAGGATGCGGATAAAAATGCCGCAAAAAACCTTTCTCTTCCAAATATCGAAGCTCTTATACAAGCTAATAAAAAGTCTCCGAATGGAGAAGCACAATAATCACCTACTTGGATAGGTAGATTATTGCAAGGCCTACCTGTGAGGCCTATCGGGCTGGATCATAACTTGGATTATGGACAGACCCATAAGCTATCTAAGGATAGCAACTGGATCGCTATGTCGATCCACACCGCGTGCGTGCGTAGTGAGGGCTCGCATGGGTTGCAACTCGCGCGTGCGTGCGTAGTGAGGGCAGTAGTCTCTTAACGCCTTCTCCTGCGACCGAATCGTTGCAACTCGCGCGTGCGTGCGTAGTGAGGGATACGGTGGTCTGAGCCGGTCAAAGCGGTCATGCGCAACTCGCGCGTGCGTGCGTAGTGAGGGGTAAAACTCGCTGACATGAAAGCTGGTGATTGTTTTCTCATTCCAGGTGAATATAGTGAGGACTACGCTTGGACCGGCTTATGTATGCTGACAAGTCATACACAAGGATTGGAGGAGGAAAAGTTACTTGGATGTGTGGAATTGGAACATGGTCATTTTCAATTGATGGATCCAAACGCAAGATTTGAGATAGCCAATGTGGTCGTACAAATTCTGCCAGACGAGGAGATACAAAATTGAAACGTAAAACAACCAAAACACCCGAAATTCAAGAATCCTCGATTTTGGAAATAGATCGAAATGAATTGGATAGAGAGTGGGCGATGCAACCCAAACTCTATCACAAATACGCGGATGATTTGGCGAGAGCAAGGAAGGCATTGGATGAAGCAGAAGCAGCCGTAAAGGTAGTAAGAGCAGACATCGATAAGCGAATACGAAAGAATCCATCCAAATTCGACCTACCAGACAAACCAACAGAAACCGCAATTGCCAATACCATTCTTCTTCGCAAACAATTCATTGAGGCTCAAAATGCAGTCATTGAGGCACAATTCAGTGTGAACATTCTCTACGCCATGACTACATCACTTGACCACAAGAAAGCTGCATTGGAAAATATGGTACGATTGCACGGACAGGATTACTTTTCAACACCAAAAACAGATGCAAAAGGATATGAGAAACTGGAAAAGGAGAGATCGAATACAGTTGCAAGGAAATGTGTAAAACAGAAATAGGATGAATAAGCGATGTCACTACTTCAAATCATGTTTGGAATCGGTGTGTTTTGTATTGTAGCTCCATTTGTTTTGTTCTTCTGTGGAAAATGGGGTGCTGTTGGATGGTTTAGAGGGAAACATATTGCAGAAAACAAAATGCCTTTTCCAAAAGAACAAAACGATGCCGAAAATGAAACCTAAATATGAAAGGGACACCCCGAATGGCAACAAAACGCGAAAAACGGGAACAACGCATCAAGCGAGGAAGTGGAGGAGAAAATGCGAAGAAGGCGGCAAATGACAGAAGAATGTGGGATTCCCCGTCACTTAATTTACCATCCACCGCTGCATCTTTCTATTTGAAGGATGCAGAACCGAAGAGGTTGGATGTGTTGAATTATTTGGTGGGGAAGGGAAACCCGAAAGCGGATGAAGGGACGTATTACTACGAGAGACGATTTTGGGTGCATAAGGGATTGGGGGCGGATGGGAAGCAATCGTTCGTATGTACATCGAGGACATTTGGAAAGAAGTGTGCTGGATGTGATTATGTTACCAAACTTCAACGCGATCCCGATGCTGATCCAGACATTATCAAAAGACTCCTTCCAAAAGAACGTCAAATTATGAATGTCATTGACAGGAAGGATCTTGAGAAGGGTGTTCAGATTTGGGAAACATCTTGGTTCAACTTTGGGAAGCTGTTGGAATTGAAGATTCAAAATGAAGACGAAGAGGACAATTATGAAGACTTTGCAGATTGGGAAGGAGGAATGACACTCAAATGCGACATTGAAGATGACAAGACGTTTGGAAGATCGGTAGCGGGAATTGAATTCAAAGCACGCAAGGATTACGATCCTGACGACATTGAGAAAAAGGTATATTGTTTGGACGAAATGATTAAGGAGCCGACGTACAAAGAACAGCAAAAAATCATAATGGGCATGGACGAAGAAGAAACGAAATCAAGGAAGTCAAAATTCAAGGAGTCAGATGTGAAGAAGATCAAGAAAATGTCGGAAAAGGAACTTCGCAAGTTTGTCATTCTCAACGACTTGGAAGATGAGATCGATTTGGATGAAATCGATGACGAAGATGATTTGCGAGTGGCTGTGCTGGAGGCTGTGAAGGGAGCTTTGGAAGACGAAGAGGAGAAGCCTGCCAAGAAAGCCGCAAAGAAGAAGGTAGCAAAGAAGTCGTCCAAAAAGAAGGTCGAGGAAGAGGACGACGATGACGACGACGATGATGATGACGATGATGATGATGAATCGTCCGATGACGATGACGATGATGATGAATCGTCCGATGACGATGACGATGATGATGACGACGATGACGATGACGACGATGAATCGTCCGATGATGACGACGATGACGATGACGACGATGAATCGTCCGATGACGACGACGATGACGACGATGACGATGACGACGACGATGATGATGATGAAGAGCCTGCCCCGAAGAAACGTGGTCGCCCAAAGAAGAAGCGGTAATACCACAACATAACTCTCCTTTGGACAGGGGCCTTGGTGCAGAAACTAATCACCAAGGCCCCATTTTCAAACGTACAATGGAAGATGTAAATGATGGACACGAAAAAAGTACGAAAGCAATTGCTCACAAAAACATCCATTAAACCACTCACTGCCGATGATTATGTTGGAACAGGCAGCACATTGTTAAATCTGGCGATCAGCGGGAATCCATATCGCGGATTTGCAAAAGGGTATTACTATTATCTGGTGGGGGATACACAAAGTGGAAAAACATGGTTGAGTTTGACATGTTTAGCAGAGGCGTCCATCAATAAGAATTTTGACGGCTATCGATTCATATTTGATAATGGAGAGCAAGGAGCGTTAATGGACATGGAACGCTTCTTTGGAAAAAAGGTGGCTGATAGAATAGAACCTCCTCGAATAGTCAAAGGGGAAGCGGTTTGTTCGTATACTTTGGAAGACTTCTATTTCAATGTACATGACGCAATCCAAAAGGGAGAGCCGTTCATCTATATTCTTGACAGCATGGATTCACTGACATCAACACAAGAGTTGGGAAAATTTGAAGAGAGAAAAAAGGCTGCAAGAAAAGGCAAAACAACCACAGGCAGTATGGGTGATGGGAAGGCAAAGATCAATTCACAGGATTTGAGACAGCTATTGACACCTCTATACAAAGCAAAAAGTATCCTCATTGTAATCAATCAGACGAGGGACAATCTGAAACTTGGATATGGAGCACCGTTGAAGACAAGAAGCGGTGGACATGCTCCATCTTTTTACGCCTGTCTTGAATTGTGGAGTTCGGTGAAGGGAAAAATCTTCAAAAACTCTACAATCATGTCGAGCACAACTGGAAGAAAGAGTGTGCGAAAACGCGAACTCGGAACGTATTGCAAAATACGGGTCAAAAAGAATCGAATGACAGGAAAAGATCGAACAATTGTCATTCCGATTTACCACAGCTTTGGAATTGATGACATTGGTTCATGTGTGGATTATCTGGTTGAAGAATTTCGATGGGGGAAAAAGGGAGTAAAGATAGAGGCGCACGATCTGAGCAAAACAGCTACAAGGGATAAACTGATTCAATTCATTGAGAAGAGAAATCTGGAGAAGGATGTGCGTGACATCATGGAGGAGGTTTGGTTAAATGCAGAAAAGCAATGTGAAGTGAGACGAAAGAAAAGGTACTGATACCGGAAATCAAAATGAAACCAAAAATTCTAAATGTCGGTTGTGGTTATTCCAAAATTCCAATTCCAGATATAGAAGAAGTTCGTCTTGACATTGACCCTATTGTGGAACCTGATATTGTGTGCGATGCAAGAAATCTCACAGAAGTCGGACGAGGGGAATATGATGGAGTATGGATGCAACATGTTTTGGAGCATTTTTGTGAGTATGATGTTCAAAGTGTTCTGAATGGAATCGATTTTGTCCTGAAGCCGACAGGTGTCCTCATCCTTATTGTACCAGACATCGTAGAAGCCATTTCTCATGTCATTGAAAAACAGGCATCCATCAATGATGTCATTCTGTGTACGCAAACAGATCCAATTAGAACAATAGACATGATATATGGATTGCAATCAAAGATAGCAAGTGGAAATGAATTCTACGCACATAAGATGGCGTTCGACAGAAAATCACTAACAGGATTATTGCATCAAAACGGATTCAAACACATCCACTTTGTAAAGTCGGTGTTGGAAATTCGTGCGGTAGCTACGAAGGACTTAGCATATCCAGAGTGGATTCAGAAATACATGTCACAAGGAACGAAGCACAAAGAAGATGAAATCACAGAAATGTGGATGAATTGGTGAATCATGGCAAAGACCTACTTGATCCTTGACTGTAATTACCTCTGTCGCAGAGCTTGCTATGCAATGGGAGATCGATTGTCTTATGCAGGTTCGCCTACAACGATTCTCTACACATTTCTCCGCGATATGATTGCCCTTCAAGAGCAATTCAGAACAAGTGGAATCCTATTCTGTTTCGATTCAAAGTCCAGTAAACGCAAGGAGATATATCCAAAGTACAAACAAAAGAGACACACAAAGGAACTGACAGAAGAAGAAATTGAATTTGAAAAGGCATTTCGGTATCAAATCAAAAAGTTGAGAATGGCGCATTTACCAGAAATTGGATATCGAAACATATATCGAAAGGCTGGATTTGAATCAGACGATTTGATTGCGAAGTTAGGAGAGGATGTTACAAGAGAAGGGAAAAACAAGGGAGTTGTTGTTAGTTCGGATCACGATTTATTTCAATGCATCACTCCTTTTGTCTCATTTTACAATCCGGCCGATCACAAGGAACTTACATTACAAGGATTTAGGCAGAAATATGGAATTACTCCAGATCAATGGGCAATGGTGAAAGCAATTGCAGGATGCAATACCGATGAAGTAGAAGGGGTGCGAGGAATCGGAGAAAAGACAGCCATCAAATATATACAGGGCGAGTTGAAAGAAAGCTCCAAAGCACATGCAAACATTACATGTGAAAATGGACAGGAAATCATAAAGAGAAATTGGGGTTTGGTAAAATTGCCCCTTGCCGGAACGCCAGAACTTGAAATCAAACCAGACGAATTGTCATTGGATGGCTGGTTAAGCGTTTGCAAGAAATTGGGATTTAAGAGTCTGCGAAATGAAAATCCATTTCCTTGGAGTCGATTGAAATGAAAAGTGGCGGCGGAAATAGAAAAGGCGGAGCTTTTGAAAGGCAGATTTGCAAGGATCTGTCAATTTGGTGGAGCAATGGAAGCAGAGACGACATATTCCGCAGGTCAGCAACAAGTGGAGGGAGAGCGACAATAAGAAGCAAGAAGGGGAAAGATACATTCGGACAATATGGAGATATTGCAATTGCAGACCCAATCGGACAGCCTTTGATCTCTCTATGTACAATTGAATTGAAAACAGGATATTTCACACAATCACCTTTTGATCTGGTAGACAGTCCATCGAGACAAAATCCACACTACAAAAAATTCTTCGAGCAATGCCTTCGAGAGAAAAAAGAGGCAAAGACCCCGCATTGGTTATTGATTGCAAAAAGGAAACACAAGGAAATAATGGTTTATATGCCGCATTCGTTCTATCGATTGTGCAGAATGTATCTGGACGAAGCGTTCCCCTCTATTCGCTTGTCTGTTCCGGTAGGAAAAACCGAACAGAAGATATTTGGGTGCCCTCTGGTTCAATTCTTTCGATTGCTCTGTCCTTCGCGCATAGTCAAAATTCTGAATACATATAAGGACAAAGAGAATGCCGATCCTAAGTGAACACCATTCAAATCGACTTCCTATCCATTATACTCCAGAGCGTGCAATTGAAACAGCGGAAAGAATTGTAAGGGAACAAAATATCAATGGATTAGAGAGAACGCAAATACTCGAAATGGCTTCTGTGCTGCTCGCTTGTGCAAAAGAACTGGAGGAGGTGAGAGAGGAAAATGTAACTCTTGGATTGGAGTGTATGCACTTATGACGAAGACAGAGAGAAAAAAATTGTATCGATTGATCGAAGAATGGACTCGGTATGAAATTACCGCGAGATATGCACCTGTCGGCTGGCCAGATTTCGGAGATTATTTTGCAGAGAAATTGCGGAAAGAGGATGAAATTCGCAAGTTGATGTTTGGAACCGATAGTCTGATGCAACTCGGGGAGAGATGGGGGATGAAGGGATGTAGGAGAAAAAGCAAAAAGAAGAGGAAAGTGATAAGAGGGAAGAGGAGCAAATGAAATGATTATAACTCCATGTATACAGAATTGGATATATTACTCTTTGCCACATCTATCCTGCCCATCCTACGATTACATTCCAGATCCGACCAATATTCTGAATACAGTTTCTTGCAATGGGTATACTTTCATTTTAATGAAAGGAAATCAACCTCCGGAAATTTTTTACTTCAATCCCACATATGATGGCTCAAGCACCGCTATAAATATTACAATGATGACAGAGGACATGTGTGTAAGAACCATTCCTCCCAAGTTCGAATTTACAGCAAAATCCTACATAATTGTTGTAGGTGAGAAATGGATTGAGGAAAATATGCCGATGGATGTAAGGGAACAATATTATGTGGAAAGATTGTTGAAATGAAACAGAAAGTAGGGCCTTCGTTGAAAAATTGGATTTGCAATATTGTTATTGGAGCATATATAACGGCATATTATTCCTGTGATATTATAATTAGGGATGAGCCTTCGTTCAAACCAATTTCAAGATTTGATCCTGCCTCATATAGATATATATTCATCATAAGCAAGCAATGGATCTTAGAACGTTGTCCAGAAGAAATTCTTGTGCAAAATGCAATTGAGATGCTGCAATGCTAAAAAGCCTGTCTATCCGCAATTTTAGAATACACAAAAAACTCAGGATCAAATTCTCTCCACACGTCACTACAATCGTAGGAAAATCATACGCAGGAAAATCCACTGTTATCAATGCACTCAAATGGACTTGTTTGAACAGACCAAGTGGAACTTCTGTGATTCAATGGGGTTCAAAACAAACAGCCGTCACATTGAACATTGATGAATTTGGGATAACACGAACTCGAAGCAAAAGCAAAAATCAATATCGACTAAAGAGAAGAGAGAAAGAGGATAAGTTTGTAGCATTTGGAAACGGTGTGCCCTCCAAAATCTCTTCCATTTTGAATGTTACAGAGAACAATTTTCAAGGACAGCACAGTCTGCCATTTTGGTTTGGGGAAACATCAGGAGAAGTATCAAGACAATTGAATGGAATCGTAAATCTCGGTGTGATCGATTCCACAACATCCAATATAAATTCAATGCAAAGAAAAGCAAAAGTTGCGGCGGAAATATGTGAGGAGAGAGTAAAGAAAACGAGAGAAGAGTACAAAGGATTGGAGTTTGTGATCGAAATGGAAAAGGATTGGGAAAAAATAACAACCATCAAAAAACAATTGGATCGATTGATACGAAGACTTGAAAAGTTACAGGATGAATTGGATGATTACAGAGAATTTGAAAAGACAATTCAGCAAGCCAAACCTCCATCAATCGAACCTCTAACAGTCCTATATGAAGAGTTGAATGAAGTTGAAGATGAATGTGTAAAGATCGAAATTATGTTGGACAGGATAAAATCAAAACAGGCGGAAGTTACTCGCCTTGAAAAAGAGACGGATCGATTACAAAAGAAGTTGGATGAAATGCAAAAAGGAAGATGTCCGTTATGCGGAAAGATGCAGAAACCATAGCTATCTTTTGTAGTGACCTCCATTTAAGTCATACTGCACCAATCTGGAGATCAGCAGAAACAAATTGGTATGAAGCACAGTTACGTCCGATCAAGGAATTGTATCAATTATGGAAAGCACTGGAATGTCCAATTTTCTGTGCTGGTGATATTTTTGACACATGGGACAGCCCTCCAGAGCTTATAAATTTCGCCATTAAACATCTCCCAGAGATGTATGCAATTCCTGGACAGCATGATTTGCCGCATCATAACAAAAAGGAAATACATAAGAGTGCCTATTGGACTTTAGTTGGTGCAAACATTTTGTTTCCTTTGCATTCTGATTTTCGTCGCAGCATACGCATTTGCCATAATACATACGTCAATGGATTTGCATATGGAGAAAAGATCGTTCCATCCACAAGTGATTCACGCAAAAAACATATAACATTGATACATCAATACAATTGGATTTCAACTGCACGCTACCCAAAAGCCCCTGTGCAGAGTAAAGTAGGATTAAATCGGAAGGAATTCAATGGGTATAGTCTTGTAGTAAGCGGTGACAATCATATTCCATTTGATTGTAAAGTGGGAAAAACTCTGTTCTATAATTTGGGGTGCTTCATCCGCAGAAGTCAAACTGAAAGAGCAATAAAACCGTCTGTATTGTTATTGATGAGCGATTGGAGCCTCAAACGATATCCTCTGGATATATCGAAGGATAAACATATTGCGGAAACGGAAGAAAAGAAAGCAGAAGCAAACAACATAGATATATCCAAATTGATCTCGGAATTTGAAAGTCTCGGTGATGCAAAATTCGATTTCGTACAAACGGTGAAACGATATATGGAACGCGAATCTGTCCACAAAGGAGTTAAACAGATTATTATGCAGGCGATGAAGGAATAGGAGAATCAAATATGGACGGTCTTGTGTATGCCTTTCTATTTGGAATAATGACATGGGCTATAATAGAGGATAAAAGCACAATTGATCCAAATGATGGATGTGCATGGATTATTCCAGTCATGTGGCTATCCTGCTTTGTAATGGCATTTATAAAGGCACTATAATGAATGACATAACCGAATATCTGGAAATCAAACGAAAAACGGAAAATGCAATGAAACAAATAGAGAGGGCGAAGGGTGCATTGGAAAGTGAGCTTCAAAGATGGAAGAAAATGTATGGGTGTGATACGGTGGAAGAGGCTGAGGTGTTATTGAAGAAAAAGAAACGAAGAAGGAGAGCAATGCAAATAGAATTTGCAAAGATGATTGAGCAGTTTGAGAAAAAGTGGAAGCATAAACTATGAACATTCACTCCGCACAACGTACAATTGACAAATACCGAACGCGGTATGATACAGCAAAGTCTCAATATAAGGCAGAAACAAAAGAACTACAAACGGCTAAGAGGCATTTGCGACATATAAACAGTGCCAGAAAGATTGTGCAAACGATTGCAGAGGAAATACAAAGACAGGCGCATTCCCAAATAGGCAAAGTTGTGTCCATTTGTCTGACGGAAATATTTGAAAACGATTATCAGTTTGAATTGAGATTCACACAAAAGGCAAACAGAACACAGGCGAATTTGGTGTTGATGAAGGATGGAAACGAAATAGGAGATCCGTTGAACCAAGATAGCGGAGGAGTGCTTGATGTGGCCGGCTTTGCAATGCGTTTGTCTTGCATACTATTACAAAAGCCACAATCAAGAAAACTGCTGGTTCTGGATGAACCCTTCAAAAATCTACATGGGCATATTTACAGAGAACGACTGCGAATGCTACTGACAAGATTATCCGAAGAATTTCAAGTCCAAATAATCCTGGTTACTGGAATACCAGATTTTGAGATCGGAAGAAAAGTGAAACTTGATTAAGGATTAACTATGGCTCGTCCCATCACCAATTATTCCAATTGGTGGAGGGAAGAAGATGAAAAGGACTTAATAGAATTGCTCACCGGCTGTGCTATTCTTGTATTGAATCAATACAATGAAGCGAAGGATCATACAATTGAGGCGGAGGATTTGATAAGTGAAGGATGGCTGCGTGTTTTACGTTATGGCAACTTCGATAGAGCTTCACGCAAAGCGACAGCATGGAGATTGTGCAGGGAGATGAAGAGGTCATACTGGAGAATGAAAAAATGGGGTCGTTGGCCTTCCGCTCCAAAAAGATTCCACTCTAAAAATGAGCCTATAATAAGGGAAGGCGGAGAGAGTGTGATTCCAGATGATTGGCTTTGAATCCAAATCAAAAAGGAGAATTCAATGAAACCTGCTCACCTTCATTTGAAATTGACAGGTAAATATGCAGCCGATTTACTCGAAACATGGCATAGATGTATGTGTGGTAAATGGAATCATGTGAATTTTATCGTGGAGGAGAATAGCGAGGAATGGAAAACGGGGCAGAGATGCAGTCATTGTGAAAATCACCTGAATAAAATCAGAAGAGCAAAAAATTTTGTCGAAATTTGAAAGATTCTTCTTCAAAATAGAGGACGCTTGACGATAATACTATGAAACAATCGTCTGTTTCATAAAAAGTCTTGGAAAGGAAGGAACGATAAAAATTCCATTAACACGTGGACTGACCGCGATTGTAAGTGATATCGACTCCCACCTTGCAAAATATAAATGGCATGCTTGGTGGTCTTCACACACCCAATCCTACTATGCTGTGCGAAGCGTTAGAATAAATGGAAAAATCGCAAAAGTACATATGGCTCGACAAGTTCTTGGATTGGAATTTGGAGATAAGCGTCAAGCAGACCATATAGACCACAACACTCTGGATAATTCAAGACCAAATTTACGAATCGTTACCAATCAAGAAAATCAGTATAACAGAAATCCAAAAGGGTACTGTTGGAACAAATTGCACAGGAAATACATGGCGTATATAAAATCAAAGGAAGGAAGGGAAAATCTTGGGTATTATGACACGAAAGAGGAGGCCAGAAAAGCCTACTTAAAGGCAAAACGAAAAGTACATAAAATAAAAGAACATGAAAAGTAGAAACCAGGACCGTCTTCGATTGTTCTCCGACACATTTTCATTTACAGGAGAAATCAATGGACTGCCGAACGGGTGAAATACTTACAGAAGAGCAAGTCGCGGAAAAACGCAAATTCCAAAAAGAGTACCACAACAAATATATTCGTCCTATGAACATCCCGCCAACCCCATCCCAATTGAAAAAACGACCACCAAAAATAGGTCGAAATGATTTGTGCCCTTGTGGTTCTGGCAAGAAGTTCAAAAAATGCTGTCTTAAAGCATAGGAAAAGGAGAAGAAAATGCCAATAAAGAGGAAAGATAATCCAAAATCAGTTCCATATCCAGAAACTGTATATATCAAAGATTTACAAGAGATAGGCAGAAAAGCTGTCTATGTAACTCCCGGGGATGTTATGGCCAATACCAGCGGAAGCGGACGCAAATCCTTCATCATAGTCGCCAAATACAAATATGATGGATTAGTAAAAATTGAACGGGAGATAAAGGCAACGGATCTAAAAGGCAAAGAATAGCGTTCTACGTCGATTTAAGACACGATATTTTTCGACCCCTATCACGACACCTTTTTTCAGAGATAATCGATTACAGACGAGCATAGGCACCTTAAAAACAAAGGCTGAATATGACTGAACCCCAGGAAATGAACAACACTGCAAGAAACGACCAAATCATGTCTATGTGGCAGGATACAGTACCTATTTTTATGAAGAGCATCTATGATGGATTTGTAAGGGCTGGATTCAATGAAGAACAATCATTGAAACTGGCTATATTTATGTGGGAAGACCATCAAAAAAGACTCCTCCCTCCAAAACCACACAATGATGATGATCCAATCTGAGGCAAAATAAAAGGCGGCTCCATTTTGTGAGCGCGTCACATCGTCTTGGAAAGGACTGGAGCCGCCTTGAAGCCTATTTCACTGCAATATAATTGCAGTAGTCATATCGCTCAAATTCATCCTTGAATGTATCTTGGAAAACCACTTCAGTCGAATTCACCTTGCCGATTTTGAATCCAAATGGTAACAACAGATCGAATATCATTTTCAATGTAGTATGTGAATCCAGCAGACATCTTCCATACTCAAACTGAACGCATTGAATTTCATCCCTCTCAAATAATCCTCTCGCACCATCCAATACAGCCCATTCATTTCCCTCCACATCAATTTTCAAGAAATCAATCCATCGAATACCTCTATCAAGACAATACGCATCAAGTGTCGTCGTTGAAACTTTTGTGCTTATTGGAGGACGCACATGCACACTTGCCATCTCAGCATCGTCTCTCCTGTGTAGTGTAGACATGGCTGGATAATCTTCATATACCCAAAATTCAGAGAGACCTTTGTGATTGGAAAGAGCAAAATTGTTTGGTCTCACAAGACCTTTCTTTATCACTTCATCCATATTCTGTTTCAATTTATCGAAAAGAAATGGAATAGGTTCAAATGCATGAATATGAGCATTTGGATGATACTGTAGAACAACAGCAGACCAATCCCCATCAAATGCACCCACATCGAATACAACTGCATTTTCAGGTATGTATTTCTGAATCATTTCAACTTCACCATCGATCAAATGTCCCATCATGCCATCCCTTCCTTTACCAATCGCATATCACTATCAACCATCATCCGCACCAACTCTTCAAATGAGACCCTCGGTTCCCACTTCAACACTCTTTTTGCCTTACTCATATCCCCCATCAAAAAATCAAGCTCACTCGGTCGAAAGTAATATGGGTTGACATCCACATACTTTCTCCAATCCATACCCAAATATTCAAAAGCCTCATCCAAAAACTCCCTTACAGAATGGCTCTCTCCTGTCGCAATCACAAAATCATCCGGTACAGCCTCCTGCATCATTTTCCACATTGCTTCCACATAGTCCTTTGCATAACCCCAATCTCTTCTTGCATCCAGATTTCCCAACTCCAATTTGTCTTGCAACCCACATTTGATTCTCGCCGCTGCCTGGGTGATTTTTCTGGTGACGAAAGATTCGGCTCTGCGAGGAGAATTATGAATTTTGAAAAGATTTGGACCTGTACAAAAAGACTTTGATTCCGTAGTAAGATCATAAAACCAACCATCCTCATTTTCAGTATTCATTGTTTGAACTACCAGATTCAAAGGTTTTCTAAGATGTCTCCCTTTATTTGTTAAAACTGGGCTTCTGAATTGTGTCCTGTAGTATCTCTTGCCCTCTCGATATTCCATTTTTGTCTTTATAGCCTGTTTGAAAATACGATGCACGATGAAATTCAATCCTAAGCACAAAGATGCCGAGTTTGTTGTATATCCCTTATTTGGATATCTCTCATGTCCAGCCTTTCTGCCATCTGCTAAATAGTAGCCATCATAAAATGCCTTTTGTGTTTCTACAGGAGCATTTAGTATCCAAGACGGAACTTTCTTTTTTTGCTGTCTTTTTGTATAAATTGATTTTCTAAGCCATTTCCCAAAATCAGAATCATTCTGAATGTTCAAATGCCATATATCCTTTTTACAATTTTCAAATTGACCTGGCCCATGTGTAACAAGTCTATATTTCCATAAATATTTTTCCATCACAGGTTTTGCAATTTTAAGCAGTTGTTTTGAATTTGTTCCACTCAATCGGATTTTACCGCCTAATCCTATATAACCATCTCCAACAATAAAACCAACAAAACGAGCCAATTCCAAATCATCAAATTTACCATTGTTCTCTATTTTTGGATACCTACAAGAAAATACGGCATTTCCCTTTTTTATTTTCTTAGTTTTTATTTCCGTTCCATCCTCTAAAAAAGAAACATGATCCAATGTTGCCTCATAGCAAGAGGAAACAGTTTGAATTAGTTTCATTGGCTTCCTTTTTTCATGGTAACGATGCCCCTGTATTATTGTTGTCCATTTATCCCCAGTCCAAATTTCATATCCAATATATTTATCCAACATACCTTCATCTGTATGTACCTTAAACATATCACAGATTGGAATAATTTCAATCCATCCATTCTTTTTCAAAATCACTGGAGAATCCGATGGAATGCTTTCGTGGTTGAAAAGAATACCATTGCAAACAAACATATCATATGCTTTCCGATAATTCACTGTCTGCCAATATGCATAGAGCTTTGCACAGGCGTAGGGAGAACATGGATGAAATGGGGTTTGCTCTGATTGAGGTGTTTCATTTGCATTCCCAAACATCTCGCTTGTAGATGCCTGATAGACTCGCACAGGTTTTTTCAAACTGCGGACAGCTTCCAATAAATGCAAAACACCCAATCCTCCCACACTCGCTGTATATGCAGGTTGATCGAAACTGATCCGAACATGGCTTTGAGCCGCTAAATTATACACTTCATCTGGCTGTATTCTTTGAACCAAACTCATCAAACAACAGCCATCCGTCATATCGCCATATACAAGATGCAACTGATCCCTCAAATGATCGATACGTGAGCGGATTGGAGATGAGGAGCGACGAACCATGCCCCAAACCTCATATCTCTTCTCCAACAGAAGTTCAGCCAAATACGATCCGTCCTGTCCAGTAATCCCAGTTATGAATGCTCTCTTCATCCTATCTTCTCATATCGATGTAATTTTGAATGTCGAAATCTTGACGCAATTCCATCCACATATAAAATCGTACACGATTTTCCCAATGCCGCTGCCAATGTCGCCACTCCAGACATATAGCAATAGAATTGTTTACATGAATGAATTACGTCACACAAATCTTCCAATCCATCTGCAACAACTTTCGGTCGATTTGTAACATATGGATTTTGATACAGAGGAGCCATATCATGCGTTATTCGGATTCCATTATTTTGGAAATAGCCCTCTGTTTGTTGCATTGTTGGAATGCCGTTTGGATTGTGATGGTTCGACTCAAATATAATGGCATTGGATAGAGAGGACACATATTTTGGAGTGTAGTAGACTTCAGGCTCTCGAAATCTGAAGTCATCATCCACAAATCCATAAAAATGAGCAACAGCATCCAATATATTCATATCAGATGGAAGTGTTGTAAACAAAGGATGTTCGTGATCTTCGTCATTGAATCCATCCACATACGGATTCAACTCCCACACAAACCTTTTGATTTGAGGACTGTAATAATCCGATTTATTGGAAATGAAGACTTCATTATATCCATAGACTTCCTTTGCCAATCTTGGAAGAGGAGAATGCAACAAATGATCTCCCAAACTTCCCCATTGAACCTTGATCGTCAAACTTTTCATCGTTACTTCCTAAAGTTATCCTCTGGAAAATCCATAACGTCTTTCCTAATAATCGGCAGCCCACAATCATCCCATTGTTTCGTCAACATTGCGACACAGAGGGATTGTACGATGGCATGGACAGCGTGCGGTGTATTAGGAGGTATACGAAAACAACATCCCCTCCCAGCGTGCATGTTGATTTCTTTTCCAGTTTCAGGGTCTTCGGTCACAACCAAAACCGAACCATCCACAATGAGAAAATATTCTACAAATTCTGGATGAAAATGATTTCCTCTTACCTTATTCGGTTGAAAATAAATCAGATTAAATTCCACGATGGGCTCAGATGGAACCCATGTAAATATAGCACCTCTTCCATCCTGTACAGTTTCGATATTACAGGATGCTCTCAACACCTCAATATTTCCAAACTTAGCTTGCATGAAATTCTCTCCAATACTCCTCTACGTACTCTTTGCTCGTCTTCACCTGGTAAAATTCCAACAACTTAGAAACATTCATCACAATATTGTCTTTGTGCTTTCCATATGTCGTATTCACACCCACCATCCCGACAATATCTGATACCTTTACCGACTCAGAGGCACCTACATTGATAATTCCAGTCATTGGGTTATTCACAAGATGGATGAGAAGATTGGCTATTTCATCTGAGGATATATAATTGTAGACAGAATCTGGAGTAACCCATAGAGGAAGTCCGTGCGTCAAATCAAAAATCACATTCTTCTGTAACCCAGTTCCAAGAACACTTGCTAACCGCAATACAGTAACGTTTTTCCATCTCGATAGAATCCTGTTTTCCACATTCATCTTTATCTTGCTATAGGCATGATTTGGACAGGCTTCTATGTATATAGTGGAAAGATGAATCAGTCTTTGGAATGGAATGTTGAAGATTCTACGGTAGACCAAATCCTCAACAAATTCCATCTTGCTCGGATCCTGACTTGCTACATACATACGAGAAAAACCAGCACAGTTAATAAGAACATTACAGGGTTCCGGTTCATCTGCCACATGAAACACCTCCCGCAATCTGCGTAAAACAGTTTTTCCGATGAATCCGTTTCTTCCGAGAATGCCTACAGTTTTCATGGGAAATTCCTACACATCTGATCTTTGATAAATACCTTCTCCACAATTTCGTGGTACGGGCCAAGGACACATCTTGGACATTCGGACAGGTTTATTGATCGCAGAATCTCTTTGTGCTTTTCTGTATTCCAAACTCTTTTAACTTCTTCCACATCAGGGTAATGCGAACACAGGGCATATTTCTCTTGTCCTCTTCGATCTCCGCAAGGATAACACCTTCCATCAACAGCAAACAGCAATACAAGTGGAGATGCCCAACATCGTGTATATCGCAATTTCGGGGCGAGGTTTGTTGCAAATTTGTGCCAAACGCCGTACACATGAAACTTTTCAGATTCGTACTTTTGAGCCTCTTCCATTTGGTAATTGATTTCGTCAAATAGAGATTCAAACCCAAAGTGCTCCATATGCTTGTTCATCACATTTTCGCAACCGGCCGGACGTATCTGAAAATCGTCAGCTCCCAGCTCTTTCGCCAGCTTCACCGCCATACTAATATCTGATACATTTACCGGGTGCATAAGATATTTGACACAAACGGAACAGTTTGCTCCGAGGCGACTCTTCTCAGAACACAATTTTCCAATTTTCTTCAACACATGTTCAAACAACCCATCTCTTTTTGTCCCCTTTACCTTCATAAATGTTTCGTTGGTGCCTGCATCAAGCGACATCCCGACCCATCTACAAGTCTTCAAAATGATCTCGATAATCGCATCATGCAAAAGAACTCCATTTGTAATCAACCCCGCCTCTAATCCGTTCCTCTGCAATCGCAGTAAAAATTCACCCAAACCACGATTCATTAAAGGTTCTCCTCCGCCAAATATGTGTACTGATTTCACACCCCACGCTGCTGCAAAATCAGCTATACGAAAAAGATGATCCTTTGGAATCAAGCTATTGTTTCGGTCGTTATAATCTGCCGAATTGCACCAAATACAATTCAAATCACATTGACCGGACGGATCGACATAAACAGTCACAGGCGGCAGAAAATCTTGTTTTGCACATCCCTCCAGCCATTCCCTCCAAATCAACACCTTGTCCGAATTAAATGGATTGTACTTTTCCTTCCAATCAATCATGGTTTTTCCTTTTCATATTCCAATCCATTGTAAATCTTTTCAACTCATTTCTCTCATCTCTCATCATCTCCCTCGTCCTGTTGTGATATTCAATGGACGGCAACCAATTCTGCTCCGCTTCCTTTTCTCCCAAAGAATGCTGATACCTATCAAAATCCTTATCAATAGTCTTTATGTTGTACTTGTCCGGGTCATTCCAAATATCAGTTCCAGGATATGGAGTGAATGTAAACAAACTGACATATTCTGGAGATGTTTCTTCAATGAATGCTTTCGTTCTTTGTACAATGTCTGAGGGTTCAAACGGAAGGCCATAAATGAGATACATCTTAACACGCAGCCCTTTTGAATGTATCCTCTCCACGGCCTTTCTAATCATGTCCGCATTTTGTTTCTTTTGAATCTTCTCCAAAACCAAATCATCAACAGACTCAACACCAAGATTGATCGTCGTGCATCCAGATTTGACCATCTGGTCAAGAACAGCATCATCAATTGAATCTACTCTGGTTTCACAGAACCATTTGATATTCAATGTGGACAAGACATCGGAAAATACTTTGAATCTGGCTTTGTTCAACGTGAAAATGTCGTCTACAAATTTGAAACAGCCGATTTCATAAGATTCCTTGAGATATTGTATTTCCTTTACCACATTATCCACGGATCGATAATGGACATGTCTTCCCCAAACAGCATTCGATGCACAAAATGCACATTGAAAAGGACAACCACGGGAAGTAATAATGGATGCTGTTCCTCGTGCATCCTCAAATGAGCCATAGCGAATTCGATTCCAAATAGGTCTTGGTGGAATTGGAATCGTATCGATGTCTGCTATAGCCTTTCTATAGATATATCCTCTTAACCCTTTGGCAAAATCATTCAGTACATTCTGAATTGCATATTCCCCAGGTCCCATCACAACTGCATCAAAGAAACGAGAAGCATCAAGTGGAAGAGCACTGACATGCGGTCCACCTATTATCGTATATGCCTCTCCAACCTGCCTTGTGTAAACCAATACTTGCGAGAAATTTACAGTGGATGCAGAAAACCCATAAATATCAGCGGCGGGCAATACTGAGTCGAAAGACATATCCGCCAGTTCAACATCAAACCCCATATTTCTCAACACACCCTCCATGTACATTAAGCCGAGAGGCTCCGCCCGGCTTGGATCAGACAAATGTGTCTGTGGAGGACTTATCAAGGCTATTTTGACGCCAGATGGATTCATCAGGGAAAATTCCTACACATTCCATCTCTCAAAAACACATTTTCCACAACTTCATTGTACGGCCCAAACGTGCAACGCGGGCATTTGCGGACATCTATATCCGCCAACATCTTTTTGTGCCTCTCCGTATTCCAATGTTTGAGGACTTCACGCGGGTCTGGATCGTGACGACAGAAAATCAAATTCTTGTCCCCACGTCTATCGAAACACAAATGACAATTTCCATCTGCACCAAATGTCAACAGCAACGGTAATGCCCAACATCTCTTAAATCCTACTTTTCGTTTCATATCTGGTCGAAACTTATGCCGCACACCGTAGAAATGAAAGTCCTCATCTTCTAACTCTAACGCCATCTCTACTTGTTCATCTATCTTCTCCAAAAGAGGAGTAAAATCATCAATCCCCTTCCCCTCTGTCTTGCGAATATTATCCCATCCAACCGGCCTCATTTGAAAATCCCGAACACCCAACCCTTTTGCCAACTTTGCAGCTTCGTACAATTCCAATGCATTGATAGGATGCAAAAGGTATTTGAAACACACATCACAAGAGGAATTTGTCATTCTGGTTTTCGCCGCCAGTACCGCAATATTACCCATGACTCTATCGAAAGCTGTTTCTAACTTGATTCCTTTTACGCAATTGTATGTTTCTGCTGTGCCCGCATCCACCGACACCCCTACCCATCTACATGTCTTTGCCATTACATCTGCATATTCTGAATCCAACAAAAACCCATTTGTAATGACACCTATTTCAATATTTCTCTCCTTCAAATCCAACAAAAACTGCAACAACCCTTTGTTCATCAAAGGTTCGCCGCCTCCAGCTACACAACTGGCCTTCACTCCCCATTCAGCATAAAAATCTGCCAAACGCCGTAGATGATCTGGCGAAATATCAAATTTGCTCCCTTCCATATACTCATATGCATTACACCAAATGCAATTGTAATTGCACCGATTCGATGGATCCGTATCCACAATGACAGGAGGCATAAAGTCTTGATCTGCTATAGCCTGCAACTGCTCTCTCCACAACAGAACTTTCATTGAATTGAAAGAATTGTATGGATTATTCCACTCTTTCATAGTCCTGTCCTTCCATACATCTTTGTATCTCCTTGTTTATATGTTTTCATGGTTATCGAACCATTTGCAAGAGCACCTATCAATTCATCAATTTCCTGTATCAAATCCACCCTCTGCTGATTCAATACATTTGTCTTTCGCGTTGCATTTGCCACAACAGAATCGTCCTTCGATTCTCTCTTCACATCCTCCAACATCCAAATACGAATATTCACAATGGACAATTTGTCGATCAAACTCCCAACAGTTTCCATATCAGCCTCGAATCACTTCAAACTTTGGACATGGAACAATAAAAGCTCCGCCACTCTTCAGATATTCCTCTTCCCTATTCTTGAACTCTTCGATGAAATGCCATGGAAGGACAAGCAAGTAATCAGGCTTTTCTTTCCGCATATCCAATTCAGACTCAATTGGTATATCTGTCCCAACAGTCTTCAATCCATGTTTATAAGGAGATCGTTCAGCAATCGCTGTTATCACAGTATGATCCAACCCATACCACTGCAACAACGTATTTCCTTTTGTCGAAGCCCCATAACCCCATATAACTTTCCCTTTCCCATGTTCCTCCAAAATGAATTCAACTGTGCTCTTTTTCAATTCCACGATATCCTTGTAAAATTGCTCATAGCGTTCAATTGTGTTGAATCCATTTACTTCCTCATACTCAAGCAAAGACTGTATTCTGAAATTTGCAACATCTCGAAATGGACCTGTCTTGAATGATTTTACGTCCGCTATATCCTTTTTGATGTATGCACGAAAACTTCCGCCATTTACATCATTCAATTCACAATCCACTATTTGAAATCCATTCTCTTCCAATAGATACTTCAATGAAGTCAATGAATAGTAGCAGATATGCTCATGGCAAATATTGTCGAAAGCCAGTTGTTGAATCATCAATGGCGTGTAGCTCATTTGAAGAACAAGCAGTCCATCATCATCCATAATTTCAGAAACATCACGGAGGAACTTTCCAGGATCATCCAGATCATAAAACATCGCAACAACAGTTACAACATCTGCCTTCCTAAACCCATATGTACTTCTACGAAATATATCCGCAGAAAAGAAATCTTGCACTACATCATCCGCATATTTAAGAGCCTCTTCTTTGAAACTGTCCTCCGCAGGGTCAATGCCAATTCTTACAAGATTGCCGGGAACAAATCGTAACAACGTTCCATCATTACTTGCAATATCAAGCCATACAGCATTCCTATCCATTCTCTTTCTCAAAAGAACAGAATCAACCACATCTTTCAAAGCCAATCGCATGGACAAATTTGTTCCAGATCGATACCAATATCGACCATAAAGCGATCCTGCCGAAAATGTATCCTTCAATTGAAGCAGCTTTGATTTTGAACTGAGGCACAGTGTCAAATCAGATTTAACAGCAGGACGAGTCGCATCAGAAGAAACAAAATCCGAAACATACAACTCTCCAAGTGAAAACACATCTTGAGCCTCTGAATCCGATATTCTGCACTTCACCATAATCTATCCCTTTCTATGCCTCTTTTAACAAGGACATGTATTGAAAATCACTCGGTACAGTTATTCCATCCACTCTATAATGATATACATGAGTTGACAATTGGATTTCTTCAATTCTGCGAACAATTGTTTGTTCGTATCCATCCACTCTGAAATCCGTACGTCCATTCTCTAAAATAGCCGCATTTCTATTGATGTACGAATGGTTCTTTCCTTCCCTTACATGCTCCAAATGAAAAATCGTATTGCACTCATGCACAAAACTATCGGTCCTAAGCAAAAAGTCCGAATCCTCACACCCCCATCCAATATAAACATTTGAAAATCCACAACACTTTTCAAACATCTCTCTTGAGTAAAGCGTCAAACCTCCACTTACTTTGTGCCCTTTCAAGAAGTAAGACTTCTTGGGGCACAATTTGTAGTTTCCGACACCCGCAAAATCACGCAATTCAATAGAATCGAATGGCACAGTAATCGTTCGATTTCTCTTCAGAATCCCCTCCAAATCCAATCGACCAAACAATCGAAGATCCACATCTGCAAACAATATCGCTTCTATCCTTCTTCCTCTTTTGCACATTTCATTAAAGGCGACATTGGCTAACTGGCCTCGTTTGAACGGTTCATTATCAACCTGCTCCATCATATAGATGTCTGCATCTGGATAGAGATTGGAATAGCTATGAATGAAGTCTTGAAAGAACTTATCCCGTCCTCTATATGGACAAATAATCGTTAACATAGATTATCCCAATCTGACATAGGTATTGTCCTTGGAGTGATGAAACATTGGATTTGAACCTGCATGTAAAACAGTAACAGATTTTCCAATAGCTGCTGCCAATGTCGCTGCGCCAGAAGTCAAACAGTAAAACGCCTTACAAGAATGAATGAGATTGCAAAAGGATTCAAGTCCTTTCATTGACAAACAAGGGACTCCTGGAATCGATAAGTTGTTTGTCATAGGTTCCATTTGATGTGTGATATGAATGTTTCTACTGTTGAAATACTCTTGAATAGCTTTCACAGAAGGATGTCCGGCTTCCGATATATAATTTGGTTCATAGATGACATAATCAACAAATCTGCCATCATATACAGGTCGGTAGTAAAGTTCTGGATCACGAAAGCGAACACCATCATCCGGAAATCCTACAAAATCCACAAGCGTGTCCAAAATATTCTTCCCATCCTCCACACAATTAAACGACGGCACAGCGGCTTTTTCCTCTATATATCCATCCACATACGGATTATATCCCCATACCAATCGTTTCGTTTCTGGATTTCTGAATTCAGAATAAGTGGAGATGTATACTGCGTCATATCCATATTGCTGTTTGGCCAGTCGAGGAATAGGAGACCACAAAAGATTATCTCCCAACCCACCGTGCTCAATTTGAAGTACAAGTTTTTTCATTGCACTCCCATTTCCTCAAAAGCCCTCAACAAATGATGAAACCAATTCAAATATGTATGTCCCTTTTTCACAATCTCTTGTTGATCTCTCGTCCTATCCTTATACTCTGTCTCCCCCGTCAACAACGCCATATCAATCAAACTATTGATGTTTGCGTGATAAATGAGGCTGTCACCAAAAACATCCACACCCTTCCGCAAATTTGTTACTCCTAACTGCCCATATGATATGTTTTTCCACAAACGGCATGGAATCATGGATGCAGTTTGTGCCTTCCCTCCTATTGCAGGTGCAATTCTTGATTCACGCACTCTAACAGCATTTTCAGCGTCGGATATATTCCGATAACTCTTGAAGGACAAATGATGCCTTTCCAACGCCTTCCTGAATATCTCAATGTTATCGATATTGCCATGCCCCTTTTTATCGTCCCATATGCTTCCTACCCAATTCACAATCGAAGTTCGATTGAAAATAGGTGAATGGAATTCTTCTGGAAGCAAATCAGTCCCATAAGATTGGGACAGTAAATGCCTGTTTTTATTGAATGTCGCTGTCTTGCCATAATCGACAACATCCGGTCCAATATCCGAATCCCCATACACACGTAACAGCACATAATTCTGACAATTCTCAATATGTTCAACAGTATGAAACAGGGCATACCAATTGCTTTTCCTATATTGAATGTTTTGGCAGCACTCAACAGATGAAATCACCAAACTTCCATTCTTCACCAGATCATTATTCTGTGGAGTATTATCGCACCAAAGACAATCATATCCAAGTTTGCATAACGTAGAATACATATGTCGATGGACATGTCTTTGACAGGAGGTTGTCTCTTCATTCAATCCCCAAATCACAACACTTGTGTACTTCCTCAGCATGTCTATTACAACTCGCCTATCCATTCCTTATCTCCTTTTCCAAGAGAAAGTCACTTCCTGATGACATGCACTTGGAACAAAATCCCTAAAAAGAGACACATCAATTTTATAGCCTTCGTCAAATTTCTCTGCCATAGCATCCACAGAATACTCTGCCGTATTTGAAGCTCTATTCTGCGAAATCGCAGAGGTGAGATTCATAGGAGCACTGAAAACATGACTGATCGGATAACACAACAATCCACATTTATCTCTTCCTACATCTTTCACTCTACGATCCAATGAACTCTCCACATGATGCAATGTAGACATGTTCATCCCTTTGGAAAGAAAGAGAAGATCGGAAGAACGATACATAGACCCAGACAATTCCATCGGGTATCCAAAATCACATTTATACAAAGTCCAATTCAACCCCAACACCCCATTCCCAGCCTCCACAAACTCCACAGCATCCTGCGAACAATCATGCGGGTAGGAATATGTAATGTTTCTTCCAAGTCTCAATGAAAATCCAATGCAATCCCCATGCTCCCCCAAACTCTTTTCAATCTCCGCTATCCTAAAGTCTCTCAAAAAGATACTGTCATCCGTAAGAAACATCACATGCCAAGAACTTCTCACCACATCCATATAATCAAATGCGATGGTTCTTTCTGGTGAAAAAGAAATGGCTGGATACAATCTCTTCAACTCTTCATATTGTCTTTCATGCCTCTCTGTCGTTGTCTTGTAAACAATTTGCACTCTTTCAAAGTCCAAATCCTCACAAGTCCCCTCCAAAGACTCCAACAAAGCCAAAAGCTGCATCGCCCTATTCTTGCTAAAAATCAAAATGGTAGTTAAAGGCTGCACAATTCCTCCTTCGTTCTTTTGCAATACGGAACTCGCAAACATCGTATCTCATGGCTATTTTCCAAGCATTCTTGCAATCGAACCCTTTCATTGCTCAATGGGTTTTTCATATTGTACACATACAATATTTTGTGGATAAATCTCGAATGTTCTGGACCGGCCATCTCGACCATTGGAAACATCAAAGCCATATCCCACGCCACTCTGTAATATGCACCATTGCTAAATTTCCGAAGATCACTATCCCGAATTCCTTTATACAAAAAATAGCGGAATGTCTTCAAATGAGAATACCGCCAATATCTTCGTCCATTATAAGGATCCTCTTCTGGATCCGAAACTTGCTGTGCCGCTTTTCCAATGGTATTATCATGGCTATGAACATAACTCCCCCACGTCACCCAGACATTCTCATCCCGGTACACACTCGCCAAATAAGAAAGCACATAAGCATCATAGAACCAATCATCCCCATCCAAAAACATGATAACATCATCATTTTCTGCACCACTCATTTTGATTGCTTCAATATCATTGACGCTCCGTAGTTTTCTTTTCTTGTTCTCCACCAAAACAAATCGATCATCCCCCAAACCATCCAAAAAATGACGGGCGTTGATTAGTGTATTATCCCTACTCGGTTCCACATGAAGAATCACATTCCAATTATCATATTTTTGAGATGCAATGCTTTCTAAACAAGTCTTTATCCATTTACCCGCAGTATACGCCTGCACAATGATTTTGAAATGCACTCGTCTCTCCTCACTCATATTTATAACTGGCAGAGATAGTCTTTTGTTTTTGGAGAATATTGCGGACGATTGCGTATCTCTAAATCGGTCCTCTTACACAACGCATTGTACAATTTGTCATCGTTATATGGAGAAGCTCGATTGTATATGTAAAGAATCTTTTCAATGTATTTTGAATGTTCTGGACCGGCCATCTCGACCATTGGAAACATCAAAGCCATATCTCCAGCCACATGATAGTATTCTCCTGTTTCCAAACTCCTCAAATCTTCATCCTGTATTCCCTTAAATAGAAAATAACGAAATGTCTTCAAATGCGAAAATCTCCACCATCTCTTCCCTCGATATGGATCCGTGTTCGGTTTTGGAACAGGTTGCGAAGCCATCCCGCGTTGTTTCGTTGTATTCACCACATAGCTCCCCCATGTTATCCAGACATTCTCATCTTGATACACTTCAGCAAGATAGGAAAGTACATTTGCTCCATGCAACATATCATCACCATCCAGCAACACAATCACATCATCGTTAGACGGATTGCATCGAAGAATACTTTCGACATGATTCAAAGGCACATATTTTCTTGTATTGCCGAGAGTTAAAATCCAATCTTCATTTTGATGTCCCTCCAAATGCTCCCTCGCTACCTCATATGTATTATCCTCAGACGGCTCCACCGCAACTACAATCTGCCAGTTTTTATACGTCTGGCTCAAAACACTTTGCAAGCACTCTACTGCCCATTTTTCACAATTATACATAGGCACGATAATCTTGAAATGAATGCTCTTATCTAATGGCATGCATAACCTCTGAGAAGATTCTCATATGCAAATTCCGGAACAACGCCAATCTCATCAAATTTCAAATAGACAACATTTCCATCCTTCTCTGTTCCTCTCAATCTTCCGATTGTTTGTCGAAACCCATCCAGCCTCTTATCTCTGCTTCTTCTCGTTTGGTACACATGTAAATTGGCTCCATATGTCTTCCCACTTTTCAAACGCTCATGTCTTACATGAAGCATTGAATTCTCCGCTCTCGCATATCCACCCACTCTATCACTCAAAAGATCATCATCCGCTCCCCACCCAACAATCAAATTTGAATACCCTTCTGATTCTTCAAATTGTCTCCTTGTAAACACACAACATCCGCCAGTTGACCGATCACTGCCCGCCCGTATACCCTCAACATTACCATGCAAATCACAATGAAATAGAAGATTGTATGCAATAAATGGATGGTTTGTCTGTGACATCACCCACCCAATATCCAATCTCCCACGAAATCTCAGATCCACATCCATAAACACTACAATCTCACCACTGCTGTATTTATACCCAAGATTCAAAAGTTGTCCTTGGAGAAATGGTTCTGAGTTGCACTGCTCAGAAATGATGATTTGCGAAGTTGGATAGAAAGTTTGGATGGATTCAAGAAACCCGTCCAACATCTTCTTCCTATCTCTGTATGACACGATGAAGCTGATATCCTTTTCCTCTATCACTTCACCCATTGCAAAAACTCCCCATTCCAATAATCCAGTATTCCAAATCGATCCTCTACATACTCAAAATCATCTTCTTGAAATCTTTTTGTCCATTTTATGAATTGATCCAAAGTACCGATTCGATGACAATGCCCATGCCCTTGATATTTCCTTTTCATTTCATCTCCGCTAAACCGCACAAATGTATAATGATGCATAACAAGTTGATTTGGAAGCAAAAGACGAAAAGACTCTACCCCACTTATTGTCCTTCCCATATCAACAGTTACACCAAATGGATTTGTTTTGAATAGTTTCTTCTCTATGTTCTGTACTGCCGGGACATAGAGATTTGTCATTTGTTTCAATCTTCTCAATGGATGATCGACATACTCTCTTATCCTGGATAGGGTGCAATCCACAGTTGGGAAGAAATCAAGCATGGATTCAAATTGTTCAGGTTCATGGAATTCATCACAATCTCGAATCAAATGATGCGTACATCCAGCCTTCATACAAGCAAGTCTTCCAATTTCTCGTTTCATTCTACAATTGTCTTGCATGTGAGTTGGATTGGAAACAATACGGGGATGAAACTCGATCAATTCATCCACTAACCCCGACTTTACAAGGTCATCGAGAAGTGGCTTCATATAATCAACAGCAGGTTCACCTGTGGAGGAAATTGGAGACCAGACAACGACGAGATGCGAGGCAAAACGACGAATATTCTGGATCGACGGTTTCAGAAGCTCTAAACCACTGAAGACACCATAACTCACGCCAAGTTTCATCTGTTTCCCCTCCTCACCCCTATTTTAGAGCGTCTGTGCCTGCCTACAATCGACGATCCCCCTTCCGGGGGTACATCGATACCCCTATCAAACTTTTCGTACAGCAAAACGTCTTCTCCTATCAATTCTCCCAACAATTCCAACCCATAATCCGGTTTGTATCTCGGGTGAAGTCCCTTTCGCCCAATAGTCCATTGATTCCCTCTCCCTTCCAACCCCTTCATTCCAACACACATCAATTTTTCGCCAAGTAAAAGAAATTTATCCTTTGTCCCTCTCCACAACTTCAAATCAATAAATGGGTCTCTGGATGCTTTGCATATTTCTGTTAGTGCTGGAATCAATTCAGACCGAAATCCAGTCTGACAAAAACTCGCCCTATCTCTATTATTAACGTACATGTATTTTTTCAATGGAATATGATAATACACAGATTCGCCCTGCCCGATCAAAGACACACCTTTGTACTGCTCGAACAGTTTTATCATTTTCTCCAAGTAATCAACACAATACCAATCGTCATCTTCCATCATTATCACAATATCTGTAGTAACAGAGGAAAGGGCTTCAATCATTTGAACTGGAAGAGTATGTACATTTTTTTGGGGTGTGCTCTGTCGTCGAATGTATTTCAGAAAAGGTGTGTCAGATGGCATTTGTGTCGGTGCAATGCCATCATCAACCACAATCCATTCATCCGGCTTCAACGTCTGTCGTTGCATGAAATGAGTACAAAGTTGAAATGGAACCGGACGGTCTCCTGTCGGAGTAATCACTGAAAAACTCATTTTTTGTCCTTTCCAAGACTTCAATATGTCACAGCATCTATGCTATCATATCTTGCAGATGTTTTATTTCCATTTTCACAGAAGAGAAGTCAGACAGGTCGAACGTGCCGTCGGCAATCCGCGTCAACTCGGCCCTCTTCAGCCGCCAGCCGGCGATCTGGGCTTCGATCTGCTCGATGGTCTGTTCGTTGTCCTTTTTTTCCCTTGACGGCCGGGCCGTCGTTTGGTAGATTGTGGTTGTATGGCTGCCAGGCCTTCCAAACCGAATTTGAGAGGTGCGCCGGTGCGCTTTGCGCCTGGCAGCCATTGCCGCCGGCGCACCTCGCTTTTTCGCGAGAGGAGGTTCTGCGATGTACACGACATATCGATTCCCCTTGATGCTCTGTCTTCTGACAATCTGGTGCTCCATCGGAAGGGCGGATATCGGCGCGGGCGTGAAAGCCGGCGGCTCGGCCTTTGAAGTCGAGGTGCTTGGTCCGCGATGGTTTGGCGATGCCCTGTGTCTGACGCTGGCGGCGAACATGGGCGCCGACGAAGAAGGCGATCTCCCGCGTCTTGATGCACCACCGCTCGACTACACCGCCACGCAGACGGTAGACAGTTGGGCATTGAAGTTCGGGGCGATCTGGTTTCCGTGGCCGCAAGCCGCATGGAGACCGTACATCGGGGCCGGCACTGGCGTTTCCTTTCGGGATTGGGAACTGCGAGAACAGACGATCGAGGATCATGTCGTGATCGAGGAAACGCGGACGACTGACCGAGGAATTGAGTGGATCGGATGGACCTCGCTTGGCCTGGAGGTTGTGCTGTCGAACTCGTGGTCGCTGACCGTCGAAGGGCAATACTACGTCGAGAGTGACTTCCACGATGTTGACATGGGCGGCTTTTCTGCATTCGGAGGTATCCGCTGGCGGTTCTAATCATTTCTTGAGTTCCAGGGCAAGCAAGGATCGGTAGGTGTAGGAGCCCCCGCCTGTAGCAACCAGGGTGTACGTATACGTATCGGCCGCCGGGGTATCCACAATCATCATGGTCACAGCTTCCGTAGGCGTACCATCGTTAATGAGCTTCGCGTGCCCGCTCGAATCATAGATGGTAGTGCCGTCTCTTTTGAGGAAGACATTAGCCGGGTTCGTGCTATAAGGCAGCGTCAACGTTGCGCTGCCAATTACTATCACCGGGCCGCCAGTCGTCGTGATTTCCACCGACTGCAAAGTGCCTGCGCTCGCAGAACCTGTGGTCATGGCGGCCTCTGGTGAGGTCACGGCGTTGTCGTTGAGTTTCTCCGTGGTGATGGCCTTGGCCACCAGATGATCGGTGATGATTGTAGATGCCTGGATCAAAGCACCGTGCAGAATCTTGAAGAACTGGCTCGGGTAGAACGTGCCGTCGTCGTTGTAGCCGACGATGAACTTGCCCGAGCCCAGGGCGTCTCCTATCGTGTCGGTGGCGTAGAGCTGCGTCTTGGTCGCCCCGGCGTTCCAATAGAGGTACTTCTCGTCGGCGTTGGACGCCGTGATCGTGTAGTCCGTGCCCTGGTAGCGCACCACGAAGCTCGACCAGGCGACGTAACCGGCGGATGGACTATCGTCCGTGAACGCGCCCTCCCATCCGCTGCGGGGCTGGGGTGTGTCGAGGTTGATCGCCGATTGGAGGGCCGCCAGATTCGCCGCCGACAGCTTCTTGTAGCTGCTGCCGTCCTGGATATTGTCGATGTTGATGTCGCCCTGGTGCTCGGCCGTCACATCGGCTCCCGACTCCGCCGCCCACTTGTTGGTACCGCCTTCGGGGATCTCGTCGGCGGATTCAGGCAGAACATCCAGGATGATCTGGTCGATGTCCGTGATGCCGGTTTCACCATTGAAATTCGCTCTACACTCGAAACTGAAATACGCCGTACCCTCCTTGAGTGTATACGGAGAATCCACCGTACCGCTTCCTGTCCTTCCAACGGCATCGAGCCCTTGGAAGTATACCGTATAGACCGTCCAATCTGACCCAGGCCCAACCCCCAGCAACCCCCAATGCGACGAGTGCCCACTGGGGTTGTTCTCAGTTGTACCATTAGCCAAAAATCCATCCAACCCAAGATAAAACACACCACTCCCGGCCGTCCTGCGAACGCGCACCCTGAGCCGATAGAGCTTCGTGGGATCGAAGGGGAGCTTCTTGCACCAAATCGCTCGAACGTAGTCATTCCCATCATTGTCCCCGCAACGCAGGATGCGCCCGCCGGCAACGCCCTCTTCGTCCACAATCTCAAATCGATTTGAGAGTGCTGATATGCCCCATCGCGTCGCGATAATGTCCTTGGAGTCCTCAAACGTCTCGCGGAATGAGTTGACGGGGTTGTCGGCAGTCACATCGGCGTTGTCCTCGGGCTTGCCGGAGCCGTAGACGCTTTCCCAGCTTGCTTCTTCCGGGATCGTGTCAATGACGATATAATCAATCTCGTAAATGCCTGTCTTGTAAGGGTTGTTGGCCTGAAAAACTGGATGGATGTAACAAACGTCCGCGTGCAGCTTGGCTGGATCAGACGGATCGGGATGGGGGGAGTTGTTTCCATTAACTCCTACATCCGCATGACCCTTAACATACCCTGTATAGACCGTCCAATCTGTTGGATACGCTCCCTGAGATGCTACCCAGTGATGCCCCGCGTCTAAGTTATCTCCGTTATACCGCACAAAGGTGGTCTTCGTTTCATCCATACCGCCGACGCCCAGATAAAACGAGCCTCCTCCTTCTACTCTTCGCACGCGTGCTCTGATGCGGTACAACTTCTCAGGATCAAACGGAATGGGCCTGTAGAAGTAACGAAACACATGGTCATTGTCCGAGTTGTTGCCGCACTGCAAAACCTTTCCGCCAACAATCCCACCTGCAACCGTCGAGACTTCACCGCTGTCGTACGTCCCATCTGGCAGCCAACGCGTGGCGACATCGTTGTGGGGGTTTTCGAAGGTTTCGCGAAATGCTTCGACGGGATTGTCGGCGGTCACATCGGCGTAATTAGAAGGCTTGCCGTTATCGTCAATCACCTCCGACCAGATCGCCGTGCCGGAGATGCGAATCGGCGTTCCCCACGTTCCGCTGCTGGCGTCGGCGGCCACCTTCTGGCTGATCCACACCACGCTCGACGTGACGTTTGTGTGCCATCCACTGGTCGTTCCATCGCCCGTAGGGTCTGACGGTTGCGTGTCGGCAGCGTTGTCGTGGTAGGTGACGAACACACTGAGCCCATCTGTGCCGTCTGTTCCTGCCGTGCCGTCCGATCCATCCCGAACCATCAATTCCCACGCCGTGCCGTTGTAGATATAGGCGTACCCATTGTCGGTGTCGCGATAACAGTGGTTGACCACCTCCCAACTTGGATCGGGAGAGGTCGCGTCGCCGTGCCAGACAATCGAGAGACCATCTTCACCATCAGCACCATTGGCCCCGTCCACACCGTCTACGGTCATCTGATACCACGTACCTGACTGGTAGACGTAGCTCTTGCCATCGGTGGAGTTGTAGTAGGCCCAACCATTCGATGGACTGGCAGGGTGACTCGCGTAGGTGCCTTGCCAGACAATCGAAGTTCCATCCGTTCCATCGACCCCCGCTGCCCCATCAGCACCGTCCGCCCCATCGACGCCCGCCACACGGAACGGCGTGCCCCACGTCCCACTGCTGGCGTCGGCGGCTGTTTTTTGCGACAACCACACCACCGCAGAGGTCGCGTTCGTGTGCCAGCCTCCCGTGGTGCCATCGCCCGTAGGCGTCGAAGGCGGGTTATCGTATGCGTTGTCGTGGTACGTAATGAAGACGCTCAATCCGTCTGCGCCGTCGGCTCCCGCCGCCCCATCGGTTCCATCCGACCCATCGTACACCATCGGCTCCCACGCGGTGCCGTTGTAGATGTAGATGATCCCGTCGTCGGTGTCGCGGTAGGCATGATTCATCGCAGGGCTTGCCGGCGGACTGGACGATTCGCCTCGCCAGACAATGGACAGCCCATCCGCGCCGTCGGCACCGTTGGCACCATCGACCCCATCGGCGGTCATCTGATACCATGCGGAATCGTGGTAGATGTAGCTCTTGCCGTCCGTTGAATTGCGGTAGGCCCAGCCTTCCTCGGGGTCAGCAGGGTGGGCAGTCAGCGTTCCCTGCCATTTGACGAGATAGCCGTCTGGCTGATCCGCGATGTTTACACCCCACGTCGCCCCAACCGTCGCTCCCGCCTCGATATTGTAGAGCTTAACGTCGTCGGACGTCATCAAGACGCCCGGCTTGAAGTATGCCACCCCTCCGTCGTTCACGCAGAAAACATACCGTTCGAAGCCCGCCAGGTCCGATAGGTCATTCGTAGTCTGGAGGTATCGCGGGTCCCCAATTGCCGGATCGAAGTAGATGTATTTGTCCGTCGTCCCCACGGCGTCGTCCTCGATCGGACACCACTGACCCTTGTATTTGACGCCATCGCCAGTGCATTCCCACGTCACCGTATTGATCGCATCGCCAGTGAAGCTCAGGCCCTCCCACATCAGCGTATCGACCGCATTGTCCACATCGGACCGATCCGCCGCCACCGCCTGCGCCGTAGTGGGCAAAAGACTCGGAGCGATGCCGCCCTTGGTTTCGCTATAGGTCTTGGCCTCGATCTTCGGGGCCTCTTCGTCGTCGGTGTAGTAGTCCGTCGTGTACTGCGCCGCCTGGATCAACACCTGCCCGTCACCGCCCCTCGCGAAGCCTTTGACGCGGTACAGATCAATCACCTTGACCTCTTCACCGAACGTCCACAGATCGTTGACATTGGGTGTGTACTCCCATGTGCCATCAATGACCACAATGTCATTGTCACCAGATTCCACTCCAGTAACCGAATCGACCTCATACAAGGTCAGCCGCTCATCCGTGCCATCGTGCGTACGAATCAGAAGGGCGTAATCCCCTTCGCCCATCTCTACGGACTTATTGAGCTTGACGCCATCGGCGTAGACCTCAACGACGCGCCCGCCAGAGGCCCGTTGGAGACTTGGGTGCTGGACGTATACAATGTCACCCAAGTCGGTATAAATTGCATCCAGGCTGGCGGGGATTTCTATGAACCTCTTCATATACTGATTGACACGCAATTGCCTCGACGCATACCGCCACACTCTTGATCGTTTCGTATGCCCAAAACAATCCAAAGCGGCAGGAACATCATTCGCCGCCCCCAACAGAGGCACCGGCCACGATTCAGCGGAATAGTCACCCGTCTCGTCGTAAAACTCGCAATCGTACACCGTCGCCACTTCGCGAGTGTCAATCCACGTTTCACTGAATCCTCCACGCAGATTCGACACGTTGAACATCTGCACCGGCGTGCCCGGCTTGTCGATGACCACGCCGATCTTGTGCCCACGAAAATGCAGCATGGCACACGCCATACGGCACACGCGAACCGCCTGATCCCACGCGGTTCCCTCAGTGTCAAACACGCCATTGAAAACATATCGCTTCTCTGTACTGCCGGACTCGCCCGACTCGTCCGGCACCAATTCGTCACACCAATCGGCCAGGGCCACGAAATCGGCAAGAACCAGATAACTCGGGTCGAGCCGCCGGTAGTAATCGACCGAATATGCCTCCGTATCCCCATTGCCCTTGATAACCGGACGGGTCAACAAGTCATACGCCACCCAAGCCGGATTGTCCGACCACTCGATATTCCACTCCTCCTCGTCGGGATCATACACCCTTACCAATTTACCCTTGATCTGTGCGTAGTAGTCAATCGCACCGGAGATGTCCTTCGAAGCCGCCGCCCCGATCGCGGTGTAAGCAAGGCCAGGATGCTTCTGTGCCGTTGTAAACGAACACTGAATGCAATCGAAGTAGAAGTCATCCCCCCGGTCGCTGTGCCGAGAGTTGTTTCGCGTGACACCAACTTCGTAGGTTGTACCCGCTACCAGCGTGAACGCTGTACCGCTGGTCTTCGTGAAGGGGTCGGAAGCACCATCGTATGTGCCGTCAAACCACAGGTGAAGGCGGACAGGGTTTTTTGTCTTGCCGTGAATCTCGCCGTCAAAGATTGTGTGCCAACTGCCCCCTGATGGCCGGATGCGAAAAGTCACATCGACGGACGTCGTGCCGCTGTCGCCGTCGGCGGTGTAGTTCGTGAATCCGTTGGGGAATCGCAATACCGCCGCCGCCCTATCACACTTGACCGCTGTAAACGTCTTGGTCACTTCATTCGGGGAAACAGCCGTATCGTAGCAGAGCTTGTTGACGGAAATCTCGAACCCATCGAGAACACTCGATGCCGCCTGGTCGCTGTTGCCGACGAAGTGCTCAATAACGAAATCATCCGAGTCGTCGTACTGCTCCGCCGCCTTGCCGTTAAGCTGCTCGGTCCCGTCAACGACCCCCCCAATCGGACCATCGCTGTAGGCGATTTTCAGGTGGTAAAGGTCTGTACTGCTCTGTATCTGTATCGTTTTCAGCCAAGTAGACTCTCCTACCGCGTGTTCTCCTGTGGCATAGGCGGCGATGATGCTGCCCTTGACGCCGAATGTACCATAGACCAATGGAACAAACGAGCCCACACGTTGCGTCGTCTGGGGTTCCCAAGTATAATGCTGGGAGTCGTCCCTTTTGCCCTCATCCGGCCCAATAAGTGCCTTGAGTGCCAGGGCTCCGCCCATCATAACCGCCGCATTTGCCAAACCATACGCGAACGCGGTAGATCCACCGGCCGCCCATGCCGCCGCACCATACCCACCAGCAGCGGTAGCCGCTCCGGAACTCACACCCGCCAACGGACCTGCTATGTGCGGAGCAAGCATCGCCAACGCCACCATGCCAGCCATCATGCCCATCTGATCGCCTTCGCCGACAACCGGACGAACAACAAGCTGATTCACAGGGCTCGGTATCATCGTCCAATCGTCCACCTCCACCAACTGCCCGTCGATGAACGCCTGGACTTGAACATCCCGCCCATCGGTGATGTCCTGCTCGATGATCTCACCCAGACTCCGGCCATCCCACTTGACGAACTGCCAAGCCCTCTTCGTGGTCATCGGGGTAAGCATGATGATCGACTCAAGGACGCTCTTCGGCCACCAATAGCCGTCGATGGTATCTCGCCACGGACGTCTTGACAGAGGCTCAACAAGAACCTTCCCCGCCGCCCGGCCGGGACAGTGCAGAAAGAGGTTGTCATTGGGCAACACCACGCCGATATGAGCGTTCAAGTCTTTGCCCGAAAACGTCACCAGTGACCACGGGCGAGGCCATTCGATACGAACATAGTCAGTCTGCTGCTGCTCGTAAATCGGACGGGAGTCATTCGGGTTGACCGCCCCGATCTCGGGGATGTCCACACCGATCCGGGCCATAAACGCCTTGACCAGACCATAGCAGTCGTAGGCGTCCGGGCCACTGGCGAATCGCTTGTAAGGCTTACCCAGGAACTCGCTAAGGATTGCGTCAAGCTCTCTCTGTGTGAATCGAATCATGCGTATCTGACCGCCTCTCTCCGCAGGCTCAGCGGCCCTCCGTAGTTGGCTGGAAACATCCCCCTGATCGTGCAGTCATCGGGGTTGCGATTGCACGTCGTCAACTCCCCGGTATAACCACACCGGGAATCCTTGAATTTGTGCCTGCAACTATGCGGATTGAATCGATCCTCCGGCACCCGGTATCGGGCAGCCGGCGGCACGCCAAGCGTCAAATGGACATCCGGCCATGTATTCTCAGTTCCCGTGACCGTGAACGAAACCGCATCGTCGCTATAGTCCTCGGCAAGAAACTCGGTGTTGATTTGAACGAACGAGAACACCGACCCGATCAATCCTGAGTAGTTCCGCACGTAGTCTTGCAGGACATACCCTACGTTGGTCACGCTCATCGTGATTTCAGGGATCTCGCCATCGGTATTGCAGGAGAACCCGCCCATCGTGAAGTTGAATGCGGAATACGTCTGCCCGCCATACACCACATCCTCAGTGTTGGCGGCATAACGAAGCGTCGGGCCACTGTCGGGCAGTTCCACCGTCAGTAGCCACACCCACGCCCCCGGCTGAGAAAGCTGGTTCTTTGCTTCAGTCAAATTGGAAGGCATGTCAGGCATTATGTATAACTCCCTAATGCTTCAAGAAAGTTAATTGTAACACGCCACTCGTCACTGTTGTCATTTTTGCGAGAGACATCGGGAGGACCATCGAAGTATACAAAATAATCCGTTGAATTCGTCAAATCAGTCCACTTAATCGGCGTATTTCCCCAATCTGCATCATCTTCATAAAAAGCCATCAATGTTTCATAATCCGTTTCCGACATATCCCTATATATCACCGTCCAGCGAAGTGGAACGTCGGTATACTTTTTCATAGACAGTATTCTGCCATCTTCCAAAGGCGTTACTATGCGATTGTCTATTGCATAGTTCCTACTATATCCTTCATCCACCGGAGCAGCAGTTAAAGTTGGGAACACAGGCTGTGCCATTATCTTCTCCTCGTTTGCCGATAGATCGGTCCCCGATTTCGCTCGTCCTTGAGCAACACAGACATTACCATATTTTTCGGATCGAAGTGGATATTTGACGCCGCGATTGGTGTGCTGGTTTGATTGTGCACTTCAACGTTGAAAACCGGCTCCTTCGCCGGTTTGCTCAACTCATCCCACGGTATAATCAACTCCGGTCCTGCCTCGCCGACCAACGCCATATGAGGTTGTGTGACAAGACCACCTTCGGCGTGACCGGCGGAGGAACTTAGAGCCGATCCCAATGCATTGCCGAGAAAGCCCATATTACTTGTCATCATGTTCGGATACGCATAGTTCCTGTCCTGTGCCGCTCCCATCATCATTGTTATCGAACGTGAAATGCTATGATACATCAACATCCGTACAAGCAACATGCCCATATCACGAAGAGACTCTTTCAAATCACGAGACTTCATCAAAGCATCTGTAAACGCCCCACTCAATCCATCCCTCAATGTTTCAGACAGTTTGTACCCAAGCTCCCCCAACGTCTCCATATTCATCATCATCTCTGAGGCGCCGGCTTTGGCCCCTTCAAAAAGATCATCGCCCTTTCTGTCTCTTTGGATTTCGAGCAACTCCACTTGTCTCTCATAATACTTCGTTCTTAAATCCTCATCATTCACCAAGCTCCGCATAACTGCTCTTTCGCTATTCAGCAGTTTCAATCGCATTTCGTACTGCCCATTTGCATCTCTCAATGTCTCATACATCCGTGCTTTTTGTTCATACTGTTCATCATTCATCGCCTCCAACAAATCCAATTGCCTCTGATACCATTTTGCAATAATCGGATGATCTCCGAGCATAGCCTTCAAATGAAGTCTTTGATCCTTTATCAACCTCAATTGTGCCTCATATGCTCCCTCCTGATCCATCAATCCCTCATACGAACTCGCAAGGGATTTCCTGATTTCCTGTTCATGTTGTTCTCTCGCTGCTATAAATTCATTTATCTCCTCCAATGATAATGTATCCGCTTTTGGAAGATTCTTTAACCATTCCGGCATGAAATCGGTTGGGGCGTCTCCAAAAGCCGCTTCCATTTCTTCCTGCCATTCCTCAAATACGCGAAGTCTTTCCTTTTCCGCCACCAATCCCTTGTACTTCTCCTCGACAAGCTCTTTTTCCCTTTGTATTTCTCCTTCTATCTCTTTCAAACGATTTACATATGCAAATCTTTCCGGAGATGTTATCTGCCCTTCCTGCTCCCTCAAAATCCTTATATTTTCCAGCATATTGTCAAAATATCCTGATACTGCACCACTCAATCCCTCCCCTATCTTATCCTGCACCTTCTTAATCTGCATCCCCAATTCTTCTTCTTGAATTGCAATATTCACCAGCAATTCGATTTCTTCTTGCGACTTCCCCGCACGCGCTGAAGGGTACTCCCTAAAAATATCCTCCATCATCCTCCCTTTGACTCTTTTCTCTATCTGAGCATATATCTCTGGATGAGATGGTACACGCAAGGCGTCTGTAGTCCAACTTCGTGTATATGGAGGCTTTATTGTGGTTCTTCTCAAGCCGGGATTTTGTCTTAATTCCATCTCCTGTTGTAATTGTATAAACTTTTGGTATTCGTCCTCTGTCTGCTTCCTCATATTCTCCTGCATATTCGCCCAATAGTCCGCTCCTATCGCCCTCCTTGCCGCCGTACTGAACTTTCCAGCAAACGCATCCTGTATTGCCTCATATGCCAAAATTGCCGATCTGGTAAGAACTTCAACAATCGTTGCCCCGACAAACGTGACTCCTTCCACAAATACTTGCCAAACAAGTTTTGTTGCCCCAAGAAAATCATTTCGCAAATAATCAACAAAGGCTCCAAACTTGCTTTGCAATCCCTTTAACTCCACCCCCAACATCTCCACATACTTCTGCATATTTACAGTATCTTCTTCTGTCCAATTCCTAAACTTCTCTGTTACAGTTTGGTACAAACTCGTCGCCGTATCCTTCAAGCCCTCAAACGCCTCAGCCACTTTCGTGGAACTCAATGCCAAATATCCTAATAATGTCAATAAAGCACCCATCGGACTCACCAATGCTGCAAATACTGCGAGCAGTCCGCTAAATCCCTTCAACAAAAATGCAGCCGCGATTGAAAGAGGCCCTATCAAAGCCATAATCTCCGCCATATAAACAATCCACTTTTGAGCCTCCTCCGTCAGTCCTTTCCAAATCATCAGAAGCCTATCAATAACATCTCCTAATTTTAACAATTGATCCGCTATAATTCCAGCAATCGCAATCTTGATTACATTGAATTTGTTCTTGATGATTTCCATTTGATCCGCAAACGAAGTCAAATTGATCTTCGCCACTCTATCTGTAATTCCTGCAATATCCTTCAAATCATGGTAAAACCTACGCATCGTATTTGATTGCCCAATCATTGCCTGCGTTGCTCTCAACGACCTATCCTGAAAACCAAGCAACATCAACGCAGTTCTCATCCCCTCATCCGTTAAATTCCCAAACATAACCTCCAATTGTGCAATAATGTCATGCAGAGGCAGCATATTTCGTGTTGTAACGTGATATACATCCAATCCAAATTCTTTCCACGTGCTCTTATGTGTAATAAAAGCTCTCTGTAGATCACGATAAACCATATACAACTGAGTTCCTGCCTCTGACCCAACGTGCCCCTGATTTGCCAATGTCATCAATGCTGCAACACCCTCCTCAATCTCCTTGTTGAGAACACGAAGCATAGGACCAGCATTTTTCATAGCCTCGGAAAAGTCAAGAACTTTGGCGGTGGATTCAATGGCGGCGTAGGTAAGATTATCAGAGACCCGTTTCATCTGTTCCATATTCTTAATCGGGTCTTCCATTTCCATTCCCAACGCTCTCTGAGACTTCGTAAGATACTTTACAGCCTCCGTCATTTCCATCATACCGACATACGCAAATTTTTGAACTTCAGGAAGGACTTCCATGGCTTTTACATACCCCATGCCCGCCTGTCCCATTTCCTCATATCCCTTCGCTAAATTTGTAGCCGATGTTGCTACTTTTGTGGAGAGATTCAAAGCCGTTTCCGCCAACTCTCCCTTCATTGAAAGATTTGCATCTTTCAAAAAACCAATGGATCGTGTGATAGCTTTGTCAAAAGCAGAAAATTCCTTTATTGAACTTCTTCCGAGCAAAACTAATGGGGCTGTAACATACAGCCCCATTTTCAAACCAAAGGAATACATCTTATTGGATAGATGATCGAGACTTCGATTTACAGAAGCCATCCCACTTAAATACGACTGGTTATCCAGTTTTAAGTGGGCAACCAATGTTCCTAAGTCCATCTGCATTATCGTTTTCCCTTAGATGCAGTCCTTTTCTTTTTTACAGCCTTGCTGCTACTTCCTATCACTCCCATCCAATACTTCTTTGCAATTTGTGCCCTTTCTTCCTTTGTCAATTTCTTCTGCTCATCCTTCTTATCCAACTTTATAAGAAAATCAGTAACTTTGATCTTCCCTGGATCCTTTGAATTAGCAGCGATTACCATTGCCGCAATTTGCGCCAAATAGTAATCTTCCTTTTCAATCCTCTTAAACTTATCCTCTTCTTCTTTGACAAAGAACGTGATCCACTTCAAAAACTCAACATAACTTACTTCTCTTTGGCACTTCTCTACAGAAATATGCAATCGAGAAGCCAGCTTAAACCAAGCCTCTTCTCTTTCTGTCAGTTTTTTACTTCTGCATTTCCAACCACACTCAATCCATTGATACCCTGAGCTTCGTCAAATAATCCTTTTTGAACATCGTATGGAAACTTCGCGATGTCTTTGGCTGGAACTAAAGATTCATTCAGATAGAGACAGTATTTGAGAAGAGAGACGAACATGGATTTGTATGTTTTGATCTGTTTGATCTGCACACGACCTTCCGCATCCACCGCCGTCTCAATTCTGCCGCTATTTTCATCCAAATAGTTCTCAATACTCTCCCCACTCGCCCTCCTCACCTCATATACCACTACACTCCCATCTTCCAGTTCAATCGGAATCTCAATTGCTTTCTTCTTCAACGAAAATTTCACAACCTGATCCATCATTTGTCCTTTCCAAGACATTTAACATTTACACCACATCGATTTTAAGGGGTCTATAGACGCCTACAATCGATGATCGACTATAGACCCCTATCCATCTACACTTTTCACTTTTTCGTGCTTCTAAGAGCGTTATAGCGAAGGTATTAGGTGGTATAAACCGGAGCAGTTTCTTCTTGAGAAGAGTTCTGATTACTCGGAATAACAGTAACATTCGCCGTCGCCATCGCACCTTCTGTAATTGCAGCAGGGGTGAATTCATCAATCCATCCCCAAAACACCCATGTCGATTCATCGGGGAAAGTAATGGTGATCTGCTGATTCACACCAATCATTCCCGTAATCTCATCCAGAATAGCAGGATCATACTTTGCCGTTGCAGATGCATTCGTTAGCGAAATCAGTTTTTTCGGTGCTTTCGTTCTCCATGCCGTATTTCTCATTGTAGTCGTGTCATTCTCACCACCAGCACTAAATCCAGGAGGTGTAACTTCACGCTCATAGAAATACAAGGCAGCAGAAGTCGATTCACTGAAAGTCATCCTCGTTGGAAATCCATCATCAATAAACATTGTTGTTACTCCTTACTTAATTGATCTTTTCTCTCATTATTGCAACTTCATCGAAACTGCAAAGTTTATGGAAAACATAAATCTTCTATTTTCGTCCAATCCCAACATTGTAATAGAAGAAGTCTGATGCAAATTCTGCAACTTCCATATTTCTCCACTTACAACAGAAATATTCACATTTTTCACCTCCTTGAAATCTTCTTCAATATCTGCCATCTTATCATATCCACTGGTCTCCGTCAAAGCCCTTACCAAAATCTCCACCCCAAAATGCTGATCGATATTCTCCCTCATATCCTTTCCATCAAATATACCGGGAGTATTGAAAATTGCAGCACAATTGACAGGGGTTCCTTTTTTGTCTGGCATATAACCAATGTACAAAGGCCAGTCTGTATTGTCAGATGGTTTGGAAAAGAGATTTGCTGTGTCTGTAGAATATTTGGCTACAACTTCAGAAGGCATCGTTCGACCTTCTGTAATTACATCTGGAACACCCGATGCAGTATAGATCGTTTCAAAGTAATGCGTTTCTCCGCCATATTCACATTTCACATAAAACTGATACTCAACATTGGCTATATCGGCACTGAAATCATATTCATATGTTCCTGTCGCTGTCTTCGCCATCGCAGTATCAGCAGCAACAACAACTTCCTCTGTATCCGTTCTTCTGATGCCAAACGTACCGCTTGGATCTGCAAGCACAGCACTCGTTGCATCTGCAAGAACACTTGCCACTTTGAATGTGAATTTCAGTGTAGCCATTTCTTACTCAATCACCGTAGTTTCCACTGTAATGTTTGTAGGAGCAGCCATCCTATCGGTAATCTCTTCACAATATGGAATGTGCAAGTTTCCAGATTCCTTCGCATACAAAAAATACCGAACACCAGAAATCCACGCAGCAGAATCCACCGTACATGTCCAGTGTCCATCCGCCTGATGCGCCCCAACACCTGCCGCTTCTTCTGTCTCCTGCCATGTATCATCGCTTGTGCGAAACCATTTTCCAGCATTCACACCAGTCAACGCCTGCAAATAAAACGTCACAGTACCAGAAGTAATTGGTGTTCCTGTAGCTCTTGCCACCATATCCACAAACAATGTATTTGACACACCTACTGTAAAAGACTGCATGGCTATACTCCAGGTTCCACACCAAACTTTCTCATACAATCACCAAACACCCATTGGTCCATGGCAGACTTCCTATGTCCGAAGTCTGCCAAACTACACAATTCAAAAACACATTATGCCGGAGGAATGGTCAAGGTCAGCGTTCCGACAGACACCGTCCCACCTGCTAACCATTCGGTTTCATCAAAATTGATGTCACCTCCAGAACCCTCAGCAACATCCCCATCAGCAACCTTCGTAGTTCCGTCCGCCTTGAAAAGAGCCCAACAACCAACCGTTCCAGAATCCGTTGCCGTCGCATTGCCGCCGGTGGATTCAATCGCTCCATTGCTCGCCTCTCCAAACGCCGCCAGCGTCACCGTAACTAAATCATCGCCGGCAGGAGCCAATTCGGCATTGGCATTCACAGCACCTTCGTAGAATGTAATTTTCGGAGTAGCTCCAATATAAGCCCTCAATCCTGTGCTATCGGCCGCCGCCGACGCTGCCGCATTCGTCAATCTCATAGCCATGTCATTTACTCCTTTTTATCAAAAGAAACACTGCTGACAACATCATGGATGGCAATACGAATGTCCCATCTGCAAATGCCTCAGCTTTTCCAAATACTGCTTGGCCAGATCCACTGTAGATCAGGCCATACAATCCATTTGCTGATGCTGTTGGCGATTTTACTGTTATAGTACCATAACCGGAATAACTCGAAGCAACAAAAGTTCCGGTTGCCAAAGCCTCCGCCTTGGAACAAAGCACATTTCCAATTCCAAAATAACTCGGAACCGTAAATGCACCAACTGCGTCCGCCGTAGCCCTTTCTGCCTGCCCGCCTCCACTTCCAGTATACATTATAGATGCATACAAACCAGAGGCAGAAGCAATTGCCTTTCGGAACGAACCACTACCCGTACCAGAATACACTGGAGCAACAAAAGTTCCAGTTGAACTGGCTGTTGGAGATGTTATTTCCGGAGATCCATCGCCAACATAAATTGGCAACACATATGTTCCAGACGCATCCGCAACAACACTTGAAACAACCGCACTTCCTGTACCAACATACAATACGGAGGAATACAGACCAGATGCGGATGCTGTGGGCGTCCGCAACACACCAGTCCCCGATCCCGAATAGATCGGAACGACAAACGTGCCACTGGCATCAGCTATCAGACGGTCAACATCCGGCGAACCTTCGCCAGCGTACACAGGAAGCGTGTACGTTCCCGTCGCCCCAGCCATCACACCCGACACCGCCGCACTGCCCGTGCCCTCATACAGTGCTACCGAGTACAAACCAGAAGCAGAAGCCGTCGCCTTGGACACAAGCATGGTGCCAGAGCCCGCATAGGCCGGAACTACGAATGTCCCTTCCGATCCAGCAGTAACATTTCTTGCCGCAAAAGTCCCCGAACCTGCATAGACTGGAATCGTGTAGGTTCCTGCTGCCGATGCCGTTGCTCTGTCGAACGAAGCCGCTCCCGATCCAGCGTAGATCGCCACCGAGTACAAACCCGAAGCATTCGCTATGGCTTTGTCGAACGAAGCTGATCCTGTCCCGGAGTACATCGGGGCCGTGAAGGTGGCAGAGGCAGAAGCCGACGCTTTAGTAAACGAAACTGAGCCTGTGCCAGCGTAGACTGGGACAGTGAAGGTGGCTGAGGCTGAAAGCGTCGGCTGCTGGCATGAAGCAGTTCCGGTCCCGCTGTAGACCGCAACTGCATACGTGCCAGATGCCGCTGCTGATGGCTGTGCGATTGTCCCACCACCCGAACCCGCATACGCGGGGGCGGTGAATGTCGCAGACGCAGAAGCTGTCGCCTTGGTTACAGACGCACTGCCTGTCGCAGAATACTCGGGGGCAGTAAACGTTGCAGACGCAGAGGCCGTTGCCTTTGTTGCCGTGCCACCACCAGAGCCCGTGTACGACGACGCCCCGCCACCCAGCACCGCTCCCCACAGTTCGATGGCCGGGCGGCGGAAGCCCTGGTACGGGTCGCGGTAGAGGCCCTGTATTTCGGAGGGGGTGAGGATACGGTTGTAGATACGGAAGAAATCTACCTGGCCATCCAGCCCGCGAGGAGTGGACGCGTAACGATCCCCGATGTAGATGTCGTCTGCCCCAGACCCAAGACCTCCGTCGCTAAATGTATCTACGTATACACCATTGACGTACAGATCGTTTCTGCCCCAGACCAGGGCGAACGTATACCACTGCCCTGCTGTTATACTGACGAGGAGATTGCCGCGACTTGACGAGTTGGTGTATAGCTCAAACCGCGTGCTGTTGCGTAACAAGGCAAATCGGCGATTGGCCCCGCCGTACATATCCCACAGATACAAATATAGACCACTTACATCCGCATCAGACCAGTTGGGCTGCCACCGCACAACAAC